GGACGCCGCTCGGCCCGAGCGGCGTCCCAAGCGGCGTCCCCAGCGGCGTCCCCAGCGGCGGCCCCAGCGGCGGCCCAAGCGGCGTCCCCAGCGGCGGCCCGAGCGGCGTCCCCAGCGGCGGCCCGAGCGGCGTCCCCAGCGGCGTCCCAAGCGGCGTCCCGAGCGGCGGCCGCGTCCTTCCGCGACGCCAGCGCCACCGGGCCGGCAGCCTGCGCGGCCGACAGGTCCACGATCCTGCGGAGCGCCCGCAGCTCGGCCGCACGCTCCGTCAGCCCAGCCAGATCCAGCCACGCCGGGGTGTACGTGCGCACCAGCCAGTCCAGCGCCAGATACCCGCGCGCCTCGTCCAGGCCGTCACCGGCCGTGCCGACCATGCGCGGCACCATCGGCACCAGCAACTGCCGCGAGTCGTCCGGCAGCACGTCGTTCAGGCGGCGCCCGTAGCCGGCCAGCGTGGGGGACGTGCAGGCCGGGTGGTCGGAGTGGTCCTCGCCGGCGAACCAGGCGACGGCCTCCAGCATGCAGACGCCTTCGGCGCGGTCGTGGTGGTTGCCGGGCTTCAGGGTGAGGGCGGTCAGGTCGATGGTGGTCACTATGATCCTTCCGGGTCAGAGGTTGATCAGGATGAGGACGGCCATCACGGCCGCGAACAGGGCCCAGAACACGGGCTGTCCGAAGACGGTGCGGCGGTGCCGGCTCATCAGCCGGCGTCCGTGATGTCGCTCGCGTAGTCCAGTGCCTGGGCGACGGTCAGGCTGCCGTTCAGCATCTGCATGGCCAGCGACACGCGGGAGTACTTCGGGTCGTTGTGGTCCAGGTAGTCCACCACCTGGTCCAGCAGGTAGAACGCGAACGTGGCCGCGTCCTGCGGCACGGTCTGGGTCGGGGGCTTCATCATGTCGGCGGGTCCTCTCTCGGTCTGTGGTGCGGAGGTTTCCGCCTCCGACCCTTCCCGGTCTCCCGATCGCCGGCAGGCGTCGGGCCGGGGCCAGGTACTCCGCTCCGGTCAGGCGAACCGCTGCGGGGAATCGAACCCCGCACCCCCTTCCGCTCACCTCCACAGAGGCAGGTTGGTCGGGCTCCCGCGATAACGGCGTATCCACCGTGCCCGGTGGACTCCAGCTCCCCGCCCGTCGGCGGTAGCGTGCCCGGCCGGATGCGGTCCCCGGCTTACGCGTTCGGGCTAGCTGTGCGGTGGGTCAGACGGCCATGGCCTCGCGGATCTTGTGGACTCCCTTGCTGACCCGAGCGCGTCCGTCACGGACGTAGTAGCCGACCTGGCAGATGTTCACCTGGCGGACGCTGACGTTCCCCTCCACGTCCCGGAATCGACGCGGCAGGGAGACGGTCCACATCCGGTCACCCTCGGATAGAACTTCGCCACCCCGGGCGGCCACCTGATCGAACAGCTCTGTGAGCGTCTTCGGTGTTCCGGTGGGGTAGTCCATGATGTGCTCCCTGGTTCGTCCTGCGCTTCCCGACTGATTTAATTAAATCGCTATCCGGCCCCGGTGTCAACACGTGCCAGGGGGCCGGACCATGATTCTTCGGCCCGGCCCCCTGTCCCGCTGTCCTACCGGTGCAGTCCGATCACCGCCGCATGGTGCGCGGCCTGGGCGAACCGGCCGAACCACGGGGACAGGATGACGATCCGGACGCCGTCGAAGATGACACTGAGCATGGTGTTCTCCCTCTGTCTGTACTGCCGGTTGTAGTGTCCCGCTACCAGACGTCACCGCGTCCGGACGTGTTGCCCGTGGCCCACCACCAGAGCCAGGTCCGCTCCGGCAGGTGGCTGAACTGTGCCCCCGCTGTGACCATTTCATCCCAGCAGCCCCAGTCGTCGCAGGGGTTGTCCGGCGGGCCCTTCGGGCGGAAGCCCCCGGCCACGTCCCTGATCAGGGACGTGCGCGCCAGCACCGTGACCGGGACCGTGTTCCGCTCCCGCAGCACCGCCGGGTCGAACGGCACCCCGAACCGGTCCGGGAACGGGTCCCACCCGTTCACGACGTCGAACCATGGGTAGACCAGGTCAGCCCCCGTGTCCCGCTGGTGCTCGGTCAACCGCCGCAGGTGTGCCGGTCTCAGCTGGTCGTCGCTGTCCAGGAACGCCACCCACTCCGTCTGCACTGCTGCCAGGCCCCGGTTCCGGGTCACGGCCGCCCCGGCATGCGAGTGGTCGACCTCCACGACGACCGCGGCCGGCGGTGCCTGCTGCTCCCACACGCTGCGCAGTGCCCGGTCCAGCGTGGTGTGGAACCGGGGCGGGTGAACCGGGACGACGACCGTGACGCCGGGACGCAGGCTCATGACGGGGACCCTGTGACCATGTCGAACTGCGGCAGTGGGAACACCATGGTCCCGCCCGCCTCCAGGTACGCGCGCTCGCGGACCAGGAACACGTCCCGGAAGAACCACGGCGACACCAACAGGTAGTCCGGCGGGTCCGCCCGCATCACGTCCTCGCCGACGATCGGCAGGCCGGTCGCCGCCATCACCTTCCCCACCTTGTCCGGGCTCCGCTCCACCGCCTGTCGCAGGACCGACGGGCCTGCTCCGATCATCTGGAGGAAGGTCCCGCCCCGGGTGCTCGCCCCGTACAGGTCCACGGTCTTGCCGCGGTCGGTGACCGCGGACAGGAACCGCTGGAGCTTGCCGAGCTCCGCCCGGACCCGCTCCCCGAAGGTGTCCCACGTCACCGGGTTCCACAGCCCTGCCGCCGCCTCCCGCTCCAGCGCGTCGGCCACGGACGCGCTGACCGGCCGCTCCCCCCGGTGGGAGACCAGGGTCCGGAAGCAGCCCCCGTTGACCGTGCTGTATGTGACGTCGTTGACCTCCAGCCCGTGGGCGGCCAGCAGCGGCACCATGCTGGTCACGGACCAGTACGTCACGTGCTCGTGGCAGATGTTGTCCACCGCCAGTGACCGGACCATGTCCAGCGCGTAGTTCTGCTGGACCACCCATGCCCCGCCGGGGGCGAGCACCTCCGCCACCCCGGCCGCGAACGCGTTCGGGTCGTCCAGGTCGTAGAACATGGACACCGACGTGACCACGTCGAACGCCGTGTTGCCGACGTGCCGCAGCCGCGGGGAGAAGTAGTCGGACACGACCCGGTCCGCGAACCGGCGCGCCTGCGGGGCGAGCTGGGACAGGGGGTCCACCCCGACCCGCCACACTGTGGGCGGCACGTTGGACAGCAGCGTGCCGTCGTTGCACGCGATGTCCAGCCAGGTTCTCGCGTCCGGGACCACGGTCCGGGCGTAGTTCACGACGTCGGTCAGGTCCGCGCGGACTGCCTCGTTGGTCCCCGACCGGAACCCGTAGCGGTCGTGGTAGAGCAGCCCCCGCGGTGTCGTCTGCTCCAACTGGACCAGGGTGCAGCCGGCGCAGATCACCAGGGACAACGGGTGGACGTCGGTCTGCCCGGTGTCGGCCGCGTAGTCCTGCGGTGTCGGGAAGTCGGGAAGGCGGTGCAGTCCCAGGTCCAGGACCCGGGTCAGGGACCCACTCCCGCAGCTCCGGCAGATCATCGGTTCCTCCAGTAGGTGAGCAGTTCGGACAGGGTCTGGTCCAGCGGGATCTTCGGGGTCCATCCGGTGATCTCCCGCAGTTTCTCCGCAGACGGCTGCGGCCACATACCCCACGGGGACGGGAAAACCAGGGCGGGGTCCAGCCGGAGGTCGGCAGGACCGACGGAGGACTGCTCCAACAGCAGGTCCATGATTTCGGACAGGGGCAGGTTCTCCTCCGAGCACACGTTGTAGATCCCCGGGGTCGCCTCCCCCTTCGGGTCCAGCAGCCGCCGGTACGCGCGGACCACGTCCCGGGCGTCGGTCCAGTTCCGGACGGCGGACAGGTCCCCGTGCGGAACACTGTCCGCCTCGCCCCGCTCCACCGCGACGATGCGGCAGGCGAACGCGGACTCTGCGTTGACCGCCTGCCGGCCGGGACCGGTGTGGTTCCAGGCCCGGGTACTCACGACGTGCATGCCGTACCGCTGGGCGTAGACCTGGCCCAGGGTGGTGGCCGCCAGCTTGGACACCCCGTAGACCGTGGTCGGTGCGCAGGCCGTCCCCTCCGTGATCTCGTTCGATCCGGGCCGCTCCCCGTAGCCGTACTCCTCGGAGGTGCCCGCGATCAGCACGCGCGCGCGGGAGCCGGTGACCCGGACCGCCTCCAGGACGTTGAGCGTCCCGGTCACGTTGACGTCCATCGTGTGCCGGGGGTCGGACAGGGACTCGCCGGGCCAGGAGATCGCGGCCAGGTGGTAGACCTGGTCCGGCTCGAACCGGCGCACCACGTCGGTGACCGCGTCCGGGTCCCGGACGTCGTCCCCCGGGTGGTCGGCCCTGTCGAACACCCTGACCCGGTGCTCGCCCCCGGTCAGGGTCGCGGCCAGATGGCGGCCGACGAATCCGGAACCGCCGAAGATCAGAGCGCGCACGGGAATGCCTTCCTGATGGTCGCTATGGCGTGCAGTACCTGGGCCTGGTGGGGGGAGCCCCCGTAGTCCGCGCCGTGGGTACCGGCGCGGCCCTCGGTCCAGGTGGCGTCGGGTGCCCGGCCGGTCAGGTCGGGACGGTCGTGGAGCACGTGGACCGGGACTGCCGCGATCGTGCCCGTGGCCCGGCCGATGTCCTGCCACAGCGTGTCGCAGTGCGGGTTGTCCGTGGCGAAGAACCCCAGCGCCTCCACCGCCTCCCGGCGCACGGCCGGGAAGCAGCACAGACCGGGGGAGTGGGCCGACTGGAGGTCGGCCACCAGGACGCCCGCAGGCATGTGGACGTCCAGGGCCATGTCCCAGGTGGTGGTCTGCATGAACGCGTCGTCGTTCCACAGCAGCAGCCAGTCACCGCTGCCGCGCATGGCCAGGGTGTTGTAGTAGTGGTGCAGTCCTGCGTAGCCGTGCCGCTCGGAGACGGTCAGGGTGACCGCCCCCGGTTCCAGGCTCCCTGCCAGGTACCGGACCACGTCCTCCGTGGCCCGGTCGTCGTTGTCCACGGCCACGTGGCAACGGACGCTGCGCGGGTCCGCTGCCGTGGTGAACAGGGAGTGCAGGGACCGGACCAGCATCTCCGGACGGCCCCTGGACGGGACCAGCACGTCGATCATGAGGCGTACGCGGACGGGTCCACCGCGTTGACGAGACGGGTCAGTACCGTCTGCGCGTCCGCCAGCGTGGCCCACGTCCCGGTCAGGTACAGCAGTGCGTCGCCGGCCACGTCGTCCTCACTGGCGAAGACACCGATCTGGTACTCGTCCTCGCCCGTGTTCCGCACTCCGAGGACGGCCACCCGGTCCAGGTTGACCGCCGCACTGTCCCCGCTCGTCACCCATGTCATGTCAGTTCCTCTTTCTCTCGTTGACCGTGTTCCGGTTGCCGGTCACGGTGGTGCCCCCGCCGTGGACCAGGTGGCCGATGCCCGCGGCGGCCAGGGCCACGGCGACGACCAGCGCCACCGCCGCCCCTGCCAGGGCCTCCGCACTCGCGACCAGCGCCAGCAGCATGGCCATGACCATGGTGAACGCGTAGGCCAGGATCGCCAGCGACCCGCAGACGATGACCGCGAGCAGGCCCGCGATCAGCAGGTACGGCGCCATCGCGTGCAGCAGGTCCCAACCCCGCTGCTCCGCCGACACCTTCTGATCCGGGACGGCGGGTGCCTGGTGCAGGTGGATGTGCACCTGGTCCCCGCCCGCCCCGCTGCGCTGCGGCAGGTACGGGGCGACGTCCGGCCAGCGCCGTGCGATCTCCTCCCCGTAGGTCGGGTCACGCTCCATGGTGCGTCCTCTCTCAGTGCGTCAGGTGCTCGAACAGGATGCGTGCCGCGTCCCCGAAACCGATCCAGCCGATCAGCCGGCCGGACCACAGCCCCAGGAACGAGGGGCGGCGGCCAGCCATCAGCGCCAGCGCCGGTTCGGGGACGGACCCTTGCGGCCGGAGCCGAGCCAGAGCGCCCAGACCAGGGCCTGGTCCCCGGCCGCGCAGAGCGCGAGCCAGAGCAGGAAGCCGGGCACCGTGAGCCGTCCCGTACCGACGACCAGCACCCAGACAAGGATGGCCACCGCGTGCACCGCCGCGATCGTGTTCCTCATGATCAGTCCTCCGTGACATCGTTCCCGTGTCCAGGGCGGGACGTCACGCGAGGACTCCCTAAGGTCGGAGCCCCGTGACATGCCGTGACACTGCCCCGTGACAGCGTCCCTGTTACAGCTGATCTGTACCGGTTGGTACCGTCCGTGACACGGGGCTGTGACGCCCCGTGACACAGGCGCTGCTAACCGACAGCGGTGCCGTTCCGCTCCCTCGCGACGATCCGGTACGGGGGTTTTCCCGCCCCCGACACCGCGACCAGGCGGCCGTTCTCCTCCAGTCGCCGCATCGCCTTGTACATCCACCCCCGGCTGACACCGGACTCCGCCTGAATGTCCCCGATGTCCTGGTACGTGATGTGGTCCTGGCCGCCCTGCTCCAGCTTCGCCAGCCGCAGTTTGATCTTCCGGTACGCCCCCTCGAAGTCGACCGGTTCCGTGCGCGCGGGTGCCAGGACGACCCGCGGGCCGTCGCGGTCCGGGGCCGGGATGGGTGTGGTCACGTCGATGTCCCCTCCTTCTGCCGAAACCCTGGTCGGGTCGAACGCCGGTTCCCGGTCGTCGTCCACGTACACGGACACCTCCTCCTGGGACGGGGCCGGGTCCCGGGTGACCGCAGTCAGCCCGGCTACCACCTTGGCGTCCGGCATCGCGATCCCCGCCCCCAGGCGCATGGCCGTCCCCGGGTCCAGGCGGGCCCAGAACGGACGCGAGGTGTCCACCGCGGCCCGCTTCTCGGAGCGCTCCACGCCGTAGGCGCGGGCGTCCATGGACCACTCCTCCGGCGGCACCCCCAACAACTCCCCGTACAGGCTGCCGGGGTAGGAGTTCTGCCACTTGGTCGGGTCCGCGCCGGCCGCCAGGGTGTTGGCGTTCAGGGAGAACTTCGCGTCGTGGTCCTCGGTGCAGCCGTGGCACAGCGTGTTGGAGAACTGTCCGCGGGTCTTGCGCTCCATGTTCGAGTGGATCGCCGTCTGGAGCGAGGCACACAGGTGGATTCCCACCGACCGTGCCTTGCGAATGGCGTCGTCGAACTCGTCATCGACCGTGGACAGGACGTCGGTCGCCTCTTCGATATCGACGAACACGGCCGGGATGCGGTGCAGCGTCCAGCACTCGGGGACCCATTGCGAGTAGCCGCCGGACAGCCCGTCGGACCGCTCCAGCGTGCCGAGCAGTTCCGAGCGGTAGGTGATGGCGGCGGGCAGGTTCCGGACCAGCGCGTTCGTCTGCTGCCGCCCCTTGGCCGCGATCTCCAAGGCGTCCGCGATGGTGCCGAACGACTGCTCGAACTTCGCCGGGTCGGCCACCACGGGGACCATGTCGCAGGTCTCCCGGATCCGCAGGATGAGTGTGTTGATCGTCTCGGTCTTGCCGGACCCGGTCATGCCCGTGCAGAGTGTGTGGCCCAGTGCCCGGGGGTCGTCCATGTCGTCGTTGCCGACCATCCATATGGCCAGGTCGGAGCCGTCCGCCCGCTGCCCGATGACCAGCGGGGCGTCCGCGACGGAGCGGCCCAGCTCGCCCTGGACGAACCCGCGCACGGCCTTGCGCTGATCGGGGCTGGCGGAGAACGAGAGCATGACCCGGTCGGCCCGCTTGCGGTTGGGGGTGACGGTCACCTGGTCGGCACCCACCTTGGCCAGGGACGCGATCCGGCCACGCTCGCCCTCCACCCCCTCCGCCGTCTCACCCGGCTTGAGCTGGACGTCTGCCTCCAGTCGGCCGGTCTTGCGCCGTACCTTGTCGGCCACGGCACCGGTCAGGGCCCCGCCCACCGTGGACAGGTCCAGGTCGCCGGCCTTCCCGGAGGCCGTGTCGGTCTCGTGGGGCGCACGGTGCGCAGCAGAGGCGATGTTCCAGACGATGGACGCCAGCGCCCCGCCGAACTCCCACGCCTTGACCATCCCGGAGGACAGCGGGTTGACCGCCGTCCCGACCGAGATCCAGCCCGTGACCAGGCCTGTGTACACCGTGGCCAGCAGCCTGGTGTGCTCGTGGCGCCGGGACCACGTGGTGTGCACGGCCCCGGTGAGCAGGACGGAGCCGCCCGCCATCAGCTCCTGCATGACCGCGTCCCCGCCCCAGGCCGCATGCAGCACCACGGAGACGGGCATCGCGGCCACGGCCAGCCCCCAGGGGGCGAGCACCTGCTTGGCCCGGTCGCCCAGGTCCACGGTCGGGACCTTCGGTGTCTTCGGTGTCTTGGCGTTCACGGTGTCCGCCTCCTTTCGGGTCGTCTTCGCTGGTCAGGGGTCAGTTCGGGTTGATCCGGAACCCCTTGCGGGGAGCGGGCCTGGTGCGGGTGGGTGCCAGGTCTTCGGCGAAATCCTTCTCGAACGCGCGCCACGCGACGACCGCGCTGGCGCTCGCCCCCGCGAATCCGTCGGCCATGGTCCGCAGCGCCTTGAGCGTGCGCCTGATCTTCCGGTGGGTGCCGAACCCGACGGTCCCGAAGACGCTGCCGCCGCGGGCCGCCTGCTTGAGACCGGCCTCCAGTTCGGACCCGGTCAGCATGGACTCCATCGCGAGGCGGTGACCGAGCTTGCGGAACGCCTCCAGGATCGCGTGGAGGTCGTGCTGGTCCTCGATCTGAATATCGTCCAGCGCCCGGACCAGGGCGTCGATCCTGTCCGATCCCGTCCCCGTCCGTCCGACGGTCGGCTTGTGGGACGGTCGTGCGGGCTCCCGTTGGGCGTTGCTCGCGGACGTTCCAACCTGGGTAGTGCTCATGTCCGTGTCCCTCCTTAGGCCGCGCGCACGCGGCGGATCGCCTTGCTAATGCTGTCTGTCTTGGTGTCCGGTCCGAGCCGGTTCAGGACCATGTCCCGGACATCGGCGTTCGTGGCGTCCGGGCTGTCCGTGAGGATGTCCTTGACGACGGACGGGATGGAGCCGGACGCCATCTGCCGGACAACGGAACGGCGGACCGGGACGGACACGACGACCGGTTCGGCAAAGTGTCCGGACACCGTATCCGTGTCCGTGTCCGTGTCCGTGTCCGTGTCCGGCACGATGATCCAGGTGTCCGTCCGTCCGATGTCCGTCCGCACGGCCCGGTGTCCGTCCGTGTCCGCCACTGTCCGCAGCGGTGCGTCCGCACTGTCCGGGACGTCAGCCTGTCCGGTGTCCGCCACTGTCCGCCGGACGGACCGGACAGATCCCCCGGCGGCCAGGTGGAGCAGGTGTCCGAGGACCATGGGCGGGATACAGGAGACGACCACGACCAGGGGCCAGGGGTCGCCGTGCCAGATCCCGGTCACGAACAGGTGGCTGATCGGTTGCGCGCTCATGGCCAGCAGCAGGGACAGGATCGCCCCCACCACGGCCGTGCGCTTGCCGGGCGTGCCCTTGGCCCGCTTGGTGGCCACGACCGCGGCGATGCCCGTGTAGATGACCAGGCAGCCGGGCATGCCCCAGGCCAGCCAGTCCTCCCAGCCGGCCATGGCAGCCAGGTGGTGCTCCCCGGGTGCGCACATGATCATGACCAGTACGGCCACGACCGGGCGTCCGCCGTCCGTGAACCAGGACACCCAGACGGGCATGTCCGGTGTCCGGGTGTCCTGTCCGCTCTGTCCGCTGTCCGCGTCCATCGTGTCCGCCTCTTGTCCGGGGATTTGATTAAACCGATTTGATTAGATCGCCACTGTCCCATGTCCGGCGGACAGCGTCAAGCGGACAGTCGGACGGACACGGACATCCGGACAGGCGGACGGACAGGCGGACGGACAGGTGGACGGACAGGTGGACGGACACGGACATCCGGACATGGCGAAGGGCGGACACCGTGGACCCGGTGTCCGCCCTTCTGTCCGCGACCCTACATGTGTCCGCCCCGGACATCGTGTCCGCTGTCCGTGTCCGTCCGACTGTCCGCCGTTGTCCGCCACGGCTGTCCGGGATCCCCTGTCCGGACGTTGACCGTGTCCGTCCGCCACTCCCAGGACGGACGGAGTCCGGCCGTCCGCGCCTCCGCCTCCGTGTAGCCGTACAGGAGGGCGTCGTACCAGTCGTCCGTCCACTCATTGCGCCAGGAGGTCAATGCTCCGGTGTCCGGTCCTGGACCGATGAAGACTCCGTGTCCGCCGGCCGTGTCCGGGGTGACGGGAACGCTGTCCGGATCGGACGCAGCCGACCGGTAGACCTCCCGCGCGAGGGCGGACAGATTCGCCACGGGGTCCGGCTCCTCAGTCCTCTGTCCAGCCACCCCGTACCCGGACCGGCTGACCGGCGGGGTGTCCTCGGTCAGCTCGCCCGCCTCCCACCGCTCCAGCAGGTCCGCCGTCTGGGCGACGTCCCGCCGCAGCGCCTCCAGCCTCCAGGACAGCGAGTCATCCGCACGGAACGGAACGATGTCCGTGTCCGGCCCCCAGTGCATCATGTCCGTCATTGTGCCCGCCCCTTCCCCGCTGTGCTCTTCGGGTTGACGTACCAGTGCCACGTCGCCCGGTCCACGTGTTCGAACACGGCGCCCCGGTCCAGCAGGGCGAGCAGCATCCGCTCATCCTCCCCCTGGTACCGGCCGTCGGGGAGTGTGCGCCCCTCCGGGAACCCGCCCGCGTCCACCAGCACGTCCCGGCGGACCAGGTGCGTCATCGGGATGAACGAGCCGAGCCGGCGGATGTGGGCCGCGAACTCGTCACACCAGCGCAGGCCCCACGGCTCGGTGGGGAACACACCCTGATGGGTGACGGCGGCCGGGCAGACCGGTGCCCGGCGGAACGTGCCGTCGTCCTGGCGCGGCTCCATGATCGGAGACGGGTACACCAGGTCCACGTCCGGGCGGTCGTGCAGGATCCGGCCGCAGACGGACAGGTGGCGGTCACCCATCCAGTCGTCGTCGTCCAGCCAGGCGATGACGTCCCCCCGGGACCGGGCGAGCAGCTTGTTGCGGGTGGCCGCCGCCCCGTTGCGGTCCGGGTCCCGCTCCACCAGGATCTCCAGCGGGCCCCAGCCGGAGTCCTTCTGGCGGAGCACGGAGGCCACCGCGCGGCGGAGCTCGGTCTCGCGGCCGGGGAGGGTGGGGATGCAGACGGAGATCGTGGGCCGTGTCCTCATACCGGCACCACCCCCGGCTCCGGAGCCGACACCGGAGCACGGCACTCGGCCACGGCCTGTTCCAGGGCGACCAGGCGGCGGGCCAGGATCAGCGCGAAGTCGGACGTGACCGTGTCCAGCAGCGGGGTGCCCACGATCAGGTGCACCTCCGCCAGCTTGAGAGCGGCCGGCTCGAACACGGGCGTGAACCCACCGGAGACCGACGGAACACCCCAGCGACCGTCGTCGTAGTGAGACGCGTTGGCGGCCAGGAAGGCGGACACCTCCGCCCGGGTCGGAAGACGCTTCACCGTCCCGCCTCCCGTACGCGGTCGTCCGCGTGGTCCACCCGGACCCCGGCCCAGGTGGGCAGGAGCCGGACCCGCCGGGGCAGCGGCGCCGTGTACGCGGCAATGAAGGCGTCCATCGCCACCAGGGGGTTGACGACAGGTCCCGGCAGCGGTGGATCGTTCCTGCGGGCACGGTCCTGGGCGTCGTACATCTGCTGCCGCAGATGACGCAGGGCCCGGTCGGCGTTCGGCTTCCGGCTCACTGGCACTCCTCACCCAGCGACCAGGTGAGCTGGCGTCCGCGGCTGCGCGGCTGCCCGTCCACGTCCTCCGTCACCTGGACCGGTGCGCAGGTGCGGACCAGGCCCTGGTCCCGCAGCCGGTCCAGGGCGAGCCACACCTTCTGAGGGGCCTCCCCGGTGGCGTCCGCGATGGCGTTGCGGGTCATCCCCTCCGGGTGCTCCCCCAGCAGTTCCAGTATCCGGGCCTCGCGCTCACGTGCCCCGCTGTGGCCCGGCGGCCGGCCGCGGGGGGCCGGACCCTGTTCGGTCTCCATGGTCCACTCCTCTCGTCACCTGACGGTATCAGGATTTGATTAAATCGTCACGGCCCCGGACAGTACCCGGGAATGGCAGAGGCCCCGCCTGCCTCCGGGCGAAGGGAGGAAGACGGGGCCTCGCTCACCCGTCCGCCGGGGGAACCGGCAGCCGGGGAGTGCGGGGTGTCAGCCGAACGGGTTCCCGTTCGACGTGACCGGCGCGCCCCATCCGGAGGCGGTGACCGGTGCGGCGGCCTGGTCCCACGGGTTCTGAGCGGGAGCGGCCTGCGGCGGAGCCTGCTGGAACTGCGGGGCGCTCTGCGGGGCCTGCTGCGGGAAGCCGTCCGGGCCCTCGCCCGGCTGCCGACGACCGGCCGCGATGTACGCGCGGGCCGCCTGCTTGTCCTGCTCGGTCGGGTCCGCGAGGCCCCACGGGTTCCCCGCCCCCGCATTGGTGCCGGGCTTGAAGGTGTCGAGACGGCCCAGGATCATGAAGTGCTCTTTGAAACCCTTCATCAACTGGTCCACCAGCCGGGCGTTGGAGATGTACATCGACGTGAACGCGGTGACGTCGAAACCGGTGACCTGCCCGCCGTCCACCACGTAGACGTCCGCGGTCATCCGGTTCTGGAGCTGGACCACGCCGTTGCTGTCCTTGAAGGCGGACGGGATGCCCTGCTCGTACTTGGTGGGTGCGATCAGAAGCAGCCGGGTCCGGAGGCCCTCCAGCTTCGGGTACTCGCTGGGGATGGTGGCGGGTGCGCTGAACGGGTCGCCACTGGGGCTTCCGCCGGTTCCTGCGAAGGGGTCCACGGGTGTCTCCTCTTGTCTTTGGTCATTGCCATCGGGACGGTACCGGGCCCGTGCCCCGGGGGAGTGAGGCCCCGCAGGACCCGGTACCGCAGTGCGCCCCGTCGGATTCGGACCGACGACCGACCGCTTAAGAGGCGGTTGATCTGTTGCTGAGCTGGGGGCGCGGAATGCGGGCCGACGACGGGCCCGCCGAAGCGTCGTCGTACCCGCACCGGGCCCGGCGGGGCCCTTGGACCCGCCACCGGGTATGAGCCGGAGGGGTCCCGTGTACGGACGGGATTCGAACCCGCATCCCCCTGTTCCCAGGGCCTCTTCCGTTGAGGTACCGTACGCCACGTTTTCGGTCCGCCGACCTCTGACCGGATGGGCCGTTCGGGAGCGGTATCCGGTCCCATGGCATGGGCCGGGCCTATCCGTCCGGGTGTCGCGGTTCAGCCTGTGAGCCGGTCCCGCATCCCCCTCAGGAGCGGGTCCGGCAGGTCCCACAGTAGTGCCTGGACCGATTTAAGTAAACCGGTCCACGGGACTAGAACGGCGGCTGTCCCGCGATCGCGGACTGCATGACCGCCGTCAGGTCCCGGAGCCTTTCCGCCGTCATCCCGGGGGCGTTCTGTGCCCGGATGAACAGCTCGCCGGCCTGCTCCCTGGTCGCCACCCGGCGGGCCCACCCGTCCCACTCCGGGGAAGTCCCGTGCGCCACGGCGACCAGAGCGGGTGCCGCGACAGCGGCCAGGCGCGCGGTCAGCGCGTCCTGGAGCTGCTTCCGCAGTCCGTCCGGCATGCCCGCGTCCGCCGCCGCCTGGTACACGGCGTACGCCTGCTGCTGATCGGCCACGGCCGCCACCCGGTCTATCCACACCTGCATCGGGTTCACGGCGGGTGCGGCGGGGACGGGCTGGGACACGGGGGCCTCCACGGGTACGGGGACGGACGGCGGCGGCGGGGTCTTCGGCACGGTGACGGTACCGATGGGCTGGGAGAAACGCAGGGCCTGAGACCGGACCATCTTCGCCCGGTCGTACCCCTGCTGCACCAGGACGGCACCCTCACGGCCCCTGGTCAGGTTCAGGGAGTGCAGCGTGCACTTGCCCTGCTCCAGCGGAATGTGGACGATGACTCCCACGTCCTCACGAACGGTGACCGGACGGGTCCACTGACCGGTGAACGCGTCCCAGACGCCGGAGGTGTTGATCCCGTGGGCGTACAGCCACAACTGGATCCCGTGGGTCCCGGTGCCGTACGACATGTCGGAGCCGGTCTTCTTGTCCGTGACCAGGAAGTCGCCGACCGACAGGTCCAGGCGCCGGGACCAGTCCTGGAGTTCCACGACTTCGGTCACCTGGTCGAACGTCCCCGCCACGCCGTACTCCACGACCGCTGTACGCCGCTCCAGCAGGGCGGGAACGACCCGCAGGCCGTACGTCTCCAGGGCGTTGCGGTAGGCCGCGACGTCGGCCCGGTAGTGGTGCGGGACCTGCTCCCAGGCGTCCGCCTCCTGCTCCGCTGTCGGGGCCCGGTCCACGGTCTCCGTCAGCGTGTGGACGTAGGTGCCCTGCTCCGCCGCCGCGTGGACGCCGGACTCCGTCATGAGGGCTTCGGCCAGGTCGTTGAGAACCGACTTGTCGGCCCTGACGTCCATCTGCGCGTACGGGAGCAGCATCCCCGAATCCCGGGCCACCGCCAGGGCCGCACCCCTGACCAGGTGCCGCTTCTGCCACGCGTCCAGGTTGTACGTGTCGTCCAACTGGCTCGCGAACGTGGTGGCCCGGCGCCAGGTCTTCCCCTTGCCGGTCTTCGGGTTCGGCAGCACGTACCGGCCGTAGAGCGGCTCGCGCCCCCCGTTCTCCGCCGTCGGCTCCGGCTCCGCCGGGCGGTGGGCGTAGAGCGCGACCCGGTCCACGTCCGGGTTCGCCCGCAGCGGCTCCGGTACCGGCGTGACGCCCTCTGGTGCCAGTTCCGGCAGCGGGAACGCGGTGCCCGGCTGCTTCTCGTAATCGTCGTGGGCCGCGTCCGGTGCGTCCTCCGGCGGAGCCGCGACCGGGATCCGGTCGGCCTGTCCGCCCGCCAGTCGCTCGCGCATGGCCGCCACCGTCGGGGACATGGCCGCCGCCCGGTCCAGGACCGCCACCGCCTCCGGGTCGGTGCTGAACACGTGGGGGGTGCCCGGCGGGACCGCGTCGGTCAGCGTCCGCACGGCCTCCCGGCCCAGCGGCCCCGGCTCCCCGGGATCCGCCACGGCCGCGTCCACCAGCTCCAGTGGGACGGACCGGCTGCCGGGGCAGCGGACGCCGTTCAGCTTGTGCGTGCGGACCAGCCGGTCCTTGGTGACGGCGAACTGCTTCGGGCACTCCGGGCAGGAGAACTGGGCCGGTTCCGCCACTCGGTCGTCCGGCGGGGAGTCCCCGTACAGCCCCTCCGGGAAGCTCGGCAGCGGCAGGCGGCCCACCTCCACGGGCAGCACCGCGGCGGACTCCTCTGGGTCGTGGTCGTGGTCCACCGCCTCCCACCCGGCCCCGTCCGCGGTGGCGCGGATCTCGTCGCCCTCGTCGAACTCGATCCCGCACACCCCGCACTCGCCCTCGTACCCTGCGTTGATCGTGGGCCTGGACCGGGCGGAGTCGGGCTCCGGCCCCATGAACGGATCAGTCGGCACTGTCGGTCCCCTCTTCCCTCGTGTCTCCCGCGGCCCCCGGCCGCACGGTCTGTACCTGTCGGACCACCCTGGTCAGGACCGTCACCGGGACGTCCGCGGCCGGTCCCATGTCCAGGAACTGCGCGGCGTTCCCGATCTCGTTCAGCAGGATGTCCAGCTCTTCCCGGACGATCCTGCGCACGGCGTCCCGCTCCGATGCGAGCATGCCCGCCCCTTTCGCTGTGTCGATTTCATTAAATCAGTAAACGGGCTCCGGCGTCAGGCCTGCGGGACGCTGTCGCGGGGGACGAACCGGTCGATGACCCGGGACGCGAACGCCACGGAGATCAGGTCGGAGAGCTCCGCCTTGGTGGTGTCGGGGCTGTGCACGATCCGCAGCGACCGGGCCATGTTCAGCTGGGGCTCCGTCGGCTCCGCCTTCCGCTTGCGCCAGGACGCGCCCCGCATGGCGATGCTGCCGCCGCGGTCCTCCGCCTCCACCTCGCCCCAGGACATGGCCGTCTCCAGTGTCAGGTCCCCGTGCAGCCGCTCCCACTGGCCGCGCTTGGGGGCGGCGGCCACCGTCCACGACCCGTCCGTCTGCGGCCACAGCAGGACCACGGTGTCCCCCGCCGGGATGAACCACACCCCCATCACCGTGCGCAGCCACGCGGACCGGGAGGACGCGAACAGGTCCAGCTTCTCCCCGGTCCCCCTGAGCACCAGCGGGGCGTCTGCCTCCAGGACGCAGGTCCTGCACGGCCGGCGCCCCCCGCATCCCGCGCACGGGCAGGTGCACGGGGTCGTACCGCAGGTGCGGCAGGGCTTCCGCTCTGCGAACAGCCCCTCTTCGAGATCGATCAAAGTGGCGAGTTTGTTGGTCTCGCTCGCCCCCACCACGTCCAGGACCAGGGCGTCCGCCTTCCCCGGGAACGGGCGGAGCACCCGGCCCACCATCTGCATGTACAGCGGCTGGGAGGCGGTGGGTCGGGCGATGACGGCACACGAGGCGTGGGGCGCGTCCCAGCCCTCGGTCAGCACCATGCAGTTCGCGAGTACCTGCACCCTGCCGGCCGCGTAGTCGGCGAAGATCCGTACCCGGTCCTCGCGCGGCGTCTCCCCGGTGACGACAGCGGACCGCAGGCCCAGCGCCTCCAGCTCCTTCGCCGCGCCGTGGGCGGTGGCGACCGTCGGGGTGAAGACGACGCCGGGCCGGTCGGAGGCGTGCTCCCGGTAGGCGACCGCGATCCGGGCCAGCGCGTCGGACTCCTCCAGCGCGTGGCCCAGGCCCCCCGCCTGGTAGTCGCCCCGGGACTGCCTGACGCCGGACAGGTCCAGGTCGTCCACCGCGACCGAGCGTCCGGTGGGCGGGACCAGGTGGCCCTTGGAGATCATGTACGCCAGGGACTTGGTGTACACCACGTCCTCCCACGCGGTGCCCAGGCCGATGCCGTCCCCGCGTGCCATGGTCGCGGTGAAGCCCGCGTGCACCGCGTCCGGGAAGGCGTTGAAGATCTTTTGCCATGACGGACTCACCGCATGGTGCGCCTCATCAGAGATGATCAGGCCGAACGGCCGATACCGCTGCTGGGAGTCCAGCAGCCGGGCCATCCGGGACGGGCGGACGATCGTCTGCACGGAGGCGACGACCACCTGGGCGTCCACCTCGTCCACGCCCGCCTTGACCTTCCCCGCCGACAGGTGCGGCGCCACCGTGCGCAGCTTGGACAGCGCCTGGTCCGCGAGCTCGTCTCGGTGCACCAGGACCAGAACCCGCTTCCCGGTGCGCTCGTGGAACTCGGAGGCCAGGTGCGAGAAGACGACGGTCTTGCCGGCCCCGGTACTGAGCACGACGGCCGGCCGCCGCATCCCGTCCGCGTGCGCGCGGAACACGGCGTCGATAGCCTCCCGCTGATAGCCGCGCAGCGGCAGCATGTCCGTGCTCACAGCGACACCTCCGGGCCGTCCCCGGTGTGGCCCGGGAACCGCGTCCCGCACTCCGGGCACCTCACCGGGCACCCGCCACGTAGAAGAGGACGAACCCGGTCAGGCCTCCGACGATGATCCAGAGGAGTGCGGAGAACAGCAGGCCCCAGCCGATGCCGCGAGGGGCGTTTCCCATAGCCGTGTCCTTCGGTCGTGGTCGGATACTGATTTAATTAAAGCAGTTGCAGGAGCTCTGTGGAAGGGTCGGAGCCCACTCCGTCGCACCGGTAGCGCACCTCGTTAGCCACACCGCCGGTCCACTGGTGCGCGACGTGGCGGCGGACCTGCGGGCACTCGCCGTACCGGGGCCGTGTCATCTCGCAGTCCGCGTTCCTGCTCTCGGTCCTGATCCGTTCCTCCACTGGCTGAGCAGGAACCGGTAGGCGTAGGCCGCCTGCCGGGGTACCACACCGTTGCCGATGATCCGGAGCTGCTGGCTTCGGGGGGCCGGCGTGCGCGTGGCCGTGACGTGGCCGGGTGGCCAGCCCATCATCCATTCGGCGAACGCGGGTGCCAGGGACAGGCCTCCGCCGTGCCCCCTCGTGACGGGGCACGGCGCACCCTGCTGGAGCACCCCCTGCCAACGCTTGACGGCCGGACCGAAGTCCCGGCCGTCCGCACACACCCACGACCATTCACTGCCGTCCGCCGGGAGCAGGTGACCGGCAACGCCCGGCAGGTAGAAGTGACCGGCCGCGTCCCGCTGCGACGGGCCCCCGTGGGGGCCATCGCTCGCCTTCGGTGTGGGGAGTAGGGAGACAGCAGTCCGTAGGTTGATACCCCCCGTTCGCTTCGGGGACGTGCCCGGACCGCCCGTCCCGTCCGCGGCCGTCGGACTGGGCAGCAGACCAGTCCGACGGAGCGCGGTAGGCAGCCCCGGCGCGACACGGACGACGCCCCCGGTGAACATTCCGTGCATCGGCATCGGCTCGCGGACCGAGTCCCAACCCGGAAGCGGGGACTCCGACAGGGGCACGGCCACGGCGAACCAGCGCCTGCGCGGATGCGGTGCCTTGACGTCGGAGGCGTACACGCACACCCACCGCACCCCGTAGCCGAGGGCCGCCAGGTCGGTGACGACCGTGTCCAGGCCGCGGCCCCGGATGGCGGCCACGTTCTCCAGCATGACCAGGCGGGGCCGGAGCACGGAGACGGCCTCCGCCACGTTCTTCCACACCGACGACCTGGGTCCGGTGATCCCAGTCCTGGGTCCCGCGTCGCTAATGTCCGTGCACGGGAAACCGGCCGCCAGGACGTCCACTGCGGGCAGCGACGACCAGTCGGCCGTCGTGATGTCACCCACGTTGGGCACGCCCGGGAAGCGCTCCGCGAGGACGGCGACGGCCCACGGGTCGTTCTCCGCCAGCCACAGCGGGACCGCCCCGGTGACCTGGCTGACGGCCATCTCCAGGCCACCGGCCCCGGCGCACAGCCCTGCCATCGTCGGTGTGCTCACGGCTGTGACCGCCATCCGCTGAACAGGTTCCCCACCACGTACAGAACCTCCGCCACTGCCGCATCGGTGATCTCCACCCCCGACGTCTCCCGGACCGCCCCCAGCGCCCCGACCAGGTGCACCTCCATACGGTCCAGGTCCAGCGGGGGTGTCTCCGACTGCGAGAGGATCCGTGCATAGTCGTCCGCCCGCTTCTGGGTGGCACGGATCAGTCGCATGGTCCCGGATGTGGTGGCCCGGGTCGGGTCCATGCCCGCAGCCCGCTCCCGCAGCCGCTGCGCGGACGCCTCCAGCTCCGCATGACGCAACCGCAGTTCGGTCGTCGTGGTGTGTCCGATCATGATCGTTCCCTCTCTCGGTAGTCGGGGTGGCCCGGGCACGACCGGGGCCCCGGAGCGATGCGTGAGTACGTGGCGGGGTCACCCGTCCGCCCGCCGGCAGATCAGGGAGAGCTCCACCGGGTCGTGGAACCCTCCCTGGTCAGGCAGCAGGTCGTAATCCGCCTCCAGGCAGACGTGACCCAACTCCGGCGGGTGGCCCGCGGACAGGTCGCATCCGTGGGTGCCAAAGAACACGTTGCAGTACGCCGGGTACGACAGACCGGCCCGAAGCCAGTCAGCCACGGTCCAGTCCCCGCGTCCCGGGTCCGTCGTGACGGTGGTCGTAGCAGCGGTGGACGTGGTCCGCGTCGGACACCATGTCGTAGTCCCACAACTCGTGCTGGTCGAACAGGTGTCCGGCCGTGTCCACGGCCCACTGCATGATCTTCTGGTCGTTCGTGCCCCGGCTCTCCACCGGGTCCGCGTTGCGCATGTCCTGGCGGATCAGCAGGGACGCGATACCCCGCAGTGCCTCCCCCTGGTTACTGTTCGAGTCCAGGACCGGCTTCGGGTCCGTGTAGGCCAGCATCTCCACGACCACTTCCTCCGGACCTCCTAGGAATGCGTGCGTCCGCGGGTCCAGCGGGGCGGACGCCTGTGTGATGAACGTCTGCGACACCTCCGGACCCGCCGCAGCGCGGGCGGCCTCCACCTGGTTGCCGTTCAGGTCCTGGACCGGCTCTGTCTTGCCGTTGCACAGCCAGCCAACCCAATACCAGGTACCGTCCACGGTCGCGGACGACGTGCCCCGGTGCGGGGCGTGCGGGCCGGTGCGGTCGCAGCCGGCCAGGACTCCGACGCGCAGTCGTCCGGTGGTGCTCGGTGTCTCTGTCATGGGTTTGATTAAATCGGAGATCCCTCCTGACGTCAACTGGTGCGGACTGATCCGTGCTGCTAGTCTCCTCCCCATGACACCTACCGAGACAAGGACCTGGCTGACCCGCCAGGAGGCGGCCGGCCGGGCCGGAGTGGACATCCGCACCGTGGACGCATGGCTGGCGGACGGCACCCTGACCCGCTACCGCGTCGGACGCCGCGCCGTGCGCATCGACCAGGAGCAGCTGGACGCGCTGCGCACCCCGACGCCTGACGCCCCGCGCAGCGCGTAGCGTCCCCCACCACAGCACCTGAGAGGGGGCAGCATGACCACAGACGTGGACCCGTCGCTGAACGGACATGCCGAGGACGCGCAGACACGCGCCGTGGACGCGCTGGGGAACGCGTTCAGCCCGGCCGGACTGGAGGCGCTGGAGGCCGGGGGCATCCCGGTGGACAAGGCGCTGGAGTACGGCGTGCGGGCGGTGGCCCATCCGGACCACGTGCCGGACGAGATCGCCCGCTGGTGGGTGCAGGGGCCCGGCCGCGGGCCCGGGCTGCTGTTCGAGTGGCGCGACCAGGACCGGACCGTGGTCCAGTTCCGCCCCGACACACCCGTGGTGGACGACCGGGGGGAGGCGCACAAGTACGTCCTGCCGAAGGGCTGCGGAACCTTCCTGAACCACCTGCGCGCACCCGCCGGGGGCGAGGACCCGTACCTGTTCGTGGAGGGCACCAAGCAGGGGATCGCGGCGGCCGTGTGGGCCCCGGTGGCCTGGGGCGTGGTGGCGGTACCCGGCTGTGACTCCTGGGTGGGCACGGACCTGTCCTGGGCGGCCGGCCGGGAGGTGGTGGTGGTCTTCGACGGCGACGTGGCCACCAACCGCAACGTCCACGACGCGGCGGTCAGGCTCCAGGAGGCGTTGGAGCTCGAAGGGGCGGAGGGCGTGCGCTTCGCCAAGATCGCGGGGGCCAGGTCGACCGACGGCCTGGACGACGTCCTGGGACGGCGCGCAGCGGGCGGGCGGACGTCCTTCCTGGAGCAGCTGGCGAAGCTGGCCGTGGCGAAGCTGGGCCGGCCCCCGGGCCGCAAGGCCGCGTCCCCCTACATGACGGAGAAGGGCCTGCTCGCCCGGACCACGGCACTCGCCGTGCTGGAGGGCCAGCCTGCGGCGCTCGGCAAGGGATCAATGATCGCGCTGTACCGCGACGGGGCGTTCCGCGTGGACCGCGGCCGGGAGCCGCTGATCGACCGGATCAGCGACATGCTGGGCGAGGACTTCCGGCCCGCCCACCGGTCCACGGTGGAGGAGTACCTCGTGGGCGAACTGACCCGGCGCGGGCTGCGACTGGGCGACCGGGCAACGGAACCGGTGCTGAACTGCGCGAACGGGATGCTGGACCTGCGCACGGGGGAGCTGCTGCCGCACGGCCCGCAGTACCTGTCCGCACAGCAGATCCCCGTGCCCTGGGACCCTGGTGCCACGGCGCCCCATTACGAGGCATGGCTCCAGCAGGTGATCCCGGACCAGGGGCGTGAGCTGGAGGAGGTGGCGTCCACGATGCTGGACCCCTCCCGCACCCCTGCCAAGGCGTTGTTCGCGTTCGGCCCCTCCCACTCCGGCAAGAGCACCGCCCTGCGCATCCTGGGTGCTGTCGCGGGCCCTGAGAACATCTCGGGGGTGTCGCTGCACCAGTTGGCCGACAACAGGTTCATGGCCGCCGCGCTCTATCAGAAGATGGCCAACATCGCGGCGGACCTGTCCAGCGCGCACCTGACGGACATGTCCCTGTTCAAGATGATGTCCGGCGAGGACGTCGTGGAGGCGGACCGCAAGTACGGGCTGCCCTTCCGGTTCACCAACCAGGCACTGTTCGCGTTCTCCGCCAACGAGCCGCCGACGGTCAGCGAGACGTCCGACGCGTACACCAACCGGATCTCCCCGTTCAGGTTCCCGTTCAGCTTCGCCGGACGCGAGGACCCGACGATCGAGGACTCCATGATGCGCGAGCTCCCCGGGATCCTGGTCCGCTGGGTGGGGGCCTGGCAGGGGTTCCACGGGCGTGGCGGCTACCTGCCGCAGGACGCGGACGTGCGCCAGGAGTTCGAGACGCGCTCGGACCGCGTGGCCCGATGGGCGGCCACCCGGTGCGACGTGCACCCGGACGCCGTGGGACGGACGGTGGGGGCCGACCAGGGGGACACGATCACGTCACTCTACGTGGCGTTCCGGTCCTGGGCAGAGGACGACGGTACGGCCAAAGCCATGTCCCGGCCGAAGTTCGCAGAGCGGCTGCGGACGCTGCCGGGTGTGGGTGAGGTACGGCTGACCCACCGGAACAAAAACGTCGGCATGAACGTGACAACCCGCACGGGGGAGGACAAGGAAATCGGACAAACCACCCGTAACCGGGATGTGGCGGTCACCACGACGGGGGGGTCAAACGATCACGGTGTGGGCTCTGACCTGCGGAGTGTGGGTAGTGGTGTGGGTGCCGGAGATCTTGGTGTGGGTTCTGACCTGCGAAGTGTGACTAGTGTGAGTGCCATACAACCCTATGTGAGGGTTGGGACTGAAGAGAAAAAGATCATGGATACAGTCCCGACTCATAGACAGGATTGCGAACAACCCACACTCCCCACACCGCCCACACCTGCCGTCTGGGACCCGTTCGACGGCCCCGCGCCGGTCCCCGAGCCGCGGACCGACCCGTTGACTACTTATACGGAGAGTGACGGTGAACGTGTTCGTACCGCAGGTCCCGACCGTGACCGTGTACCACCGGATGCGGGAGTGCACGTCGATGGGCCGGTTCCGCAGTGGTCGGCAGGTGCTGGCGGTCCAGTTGGCGGAAGCGCAGGCGCGGGGCCTGGTGCCCTGCCGTCGGTGCAGACCGACGACGTGACGGGAGCGCCCAACCCGTTCGCCCCCGCCGATCCGGCGGCCGGGACCGACGACTTCGACTGGAGCGCGTGACATGGTGACGACCGCGTACTTCGACCTGGAGACCTGCTCCGCCGACGACCTGTTTCACCGTCCGGACTTCCTGCGGCTGGCCGGCGCGGCGGGGCCGGACGGCCCGGTCGGGGTGACCGCCGACATGGGGGTGCTCACCGCCTTCCTGGACCGGGCGGGTGCCGTGGTGGGCCACAACGTCCTGGGCTTCGACCTGCTGGCGCTGGCGTACCACCACGGGGCCGACTGGGAGGCGCTGTCCGCCAAGGCGGTGGACACCCTGATCCTGGCCCGGCTGGCGGACCCGCCGCGTGCCCGGGACACGGGCGGCAGCACGGACCGGTACGACCTGGACCACGTCGCGCAGAAGCTGGGCGTCGCCGGGAAGGTCACCGGGGACGGCGGCCTGGCATCGCTCAAGCGCGAGTTCGGGGGGTACGACGCCATCCCGGTGGGCGACTCCCGGTACGCGGCCTACCTGCGGGCCGACGTGGAGGCGACGCGCGCCGTGGCGGCCCGCTACCCGATGACGGAGTACGGGGCCCGGGAGCACCGCCTGGCGTCCCTTGCCGGGCGGATGACGCTGAACGGGTTCCGGGTGGACGTGCCGCTGCTGCGCGAGCGGATCGCGCAGGGCGAGGCGCGCAAGACGGAGGCCCTGGAGCGCCTGCACGCCGTGCACGGGCTCCCGCTGGGCCGGGACGTCCTGCGGGGCCGTGGCGCGGCCAGGAGGCCCGTCTGGGAGCCGTTCTCGTCCCCGTTGGCCACCCGGGAGGGGGCGGACTGGCTGGAGGCCGTGTACGCCCGCTACGGCGTCCTGTCACCCCCGCGCACCCGGACGGGGCTGTCCACGGCGGCGGAGGTGCTCAAGGGCCTGTCCGCCCACCCGAAGTGCCCGCCGGAGCTGCGGGAGGTCCTGGGCCTGATGGGTGTGGTGACCACGATCCGCACGGTCTACCAGACGGCGGCCAACCACCTGGAGGGGGACCGGGTCCACCCGAAGATCAACATGGGGCAGGCGTCGGGGCGGTGGTCGTTCACCGCGCCGGGGCTGACGGTCTACGGCAAGCGCGGCGGCAGGCACGTGGAGCGGGACGTCTTCCTGCCGGAGGCGGGCCACGTGCTGCTGTCCTGCGACCTGTCCCAGATCGACATGCGGGGCGTGGCAGGGCACTGCCAGGACCGGAACTACATGGACCTGTTTTTGCCCGGACGGGACGCGCACACGGAACTGGCGGTGCAGATCTTCGGCGACGCGTCCTTCCGGGAGGCGGCCAAGCCACTGGGCCACGGAGCCAACTACGGCATGGGCCCCAAGCGGATGATCGCGGACGGGCACGACCCGGAACTGGTGAACGCGTTCTTCGACGGCATGGCGCGGATGTTCCCGCGCAAGGCCCAGTGGACCGACGAGGTGAGGACCCTGGCCGACGCCGGGGAGCTGCTGGACAACGGTTTCGGCCGGCTCATGCGCTGCGACCCGGAGCGGACCTACACCCAAGCCCCCGCGCTGATGGGCCAGGGCACGGCGCGGGACCTGCTGTGCGACGCGCTGCTGCGGCTGCCGGACAGTTTCCGGCCGTACCTGCGGGCCGTCATCCATGACGAGATCCTGCTGTCCGTCCCGAAGGAGGACGCGGCGGAGGTCGCGGAAGTCGTCCGGGCCGCGTTCACCACGGAGTGGCGCGGCGTTCCGATCACCTGCGACGTCTCGAAGCCGGGACGGTCGTGGGGCGAGGTGAGCGCCAAATGATCTCTGTCGGGTGCCGGTTCTGTGTCCGGGCGGTCTGTGCCCGGTGTCTGTGGACCGGCATCCGGGCGACGGGGGAGTGTGTGTACTGCGGTGGCCCGTCGGAGACGGTGGACCATGTCATCCCCCTGGCCCGTGGTGGTTGGGAGCATGAAAGCAACCTGGTCCCAGCCTGTCGGCCATGCAATTCCGGAAAGAAAGATCGCTCATTGGCGGAATGGGACCCCGTCAAAGTAGCCAGGGCTATCCGAGTGAACGGAAAGGTGGCGACACTGTGCGTGTAATAGGAATCGATCCGAGTATGACGGGCACCGGGCTGTGCGCCTGGGACGGGACGACGTCCACGGTCAAGACCAACGCCAAGCAGCGGGACAACCGGCTGCGGGTGATCAACCGGGCGGTGGCGGCGGTCGCGGTGGTGCGGTCCCCGGACCGTCCCACCCTGCGGAGTCCGGAGACGATGGACCTGGCCGTGGTGGAGATGGCGCCCCCCGGTCTCAAGGGCCCGGCCATCGCGGCCCTGCACATGGTCCAGGCGGCCGTTCGCATGGCGCTGATGGACGCCGGGGTGCCGTACGCCCTGGTGAACCCGGCACATGTGAAGGCGTACGCGGGGTGGGCCCGCAACGACAAGGAAGCCATGGCCCGGTCCGCGTACAAGACGGACGGCAGCGTGTTCGCCACGGATGACGAGTGCGACGCCTGGTGGCTGCGGCAGATGGCGCTGGATCGGTACGGGCTGCTGCCGCTGGGCACGCGGCGGGTGAGCGCGCAGCAGCGGGCGTGGCTGGACAAGGTCGAGTGGCCGGAGTTGGAGGACGGATCGTGAGCACGGACCCGGAGGACTACAACGATCTCCAGGCGTACCTGGAGGGCGACGCACGGCAGCAGGACGCAGCGATGCTGCGGCTGGACCGGCGTGCCGTGGAGGCGGGGCAGATGTCCGTCGCCGTGTTCCGGCGGCTGCACCCGGACGGGGGCGGGGAGGACATGCCGGTTCCCGGTGGCGTGCTGCGTCTGCTGCCGTCCCAGGTGTCATACGAACAGGTCCCGATCTGCTGGCACCCCAACGCGGCGGAGTCCGTCAGTTGGGACCCGTCCCGCGCGACGTACCGCAAGACCTGGACGGGTGGCCGGCTGCGGGTCCGGCGCTGCCGCCCGGTCTCGTTCCGCGTGCTCCGCTGCCCGGACTGCCGCACGTGGGCCGGTCAGGTCGAGATCCCGGGCCTGGTCACGGACCTGCGGCTGCCGCCTTGTCTGCTTCCGACAACAGGAGCAACGCCACGAGTGGACAACGGGGCGGGACCATGCCCGTGATCTTCCTCTGTCTGCTGACCGGGGCGGTAGTAGCCCTGGTCAGCGGGCATACGCGGCTCGGCATGCTGCTGGCCCTGGTGGTCGGGATCATGATCGGTACCACCGACGCGGGACGGTCCCTTGTCGGGTTCCTACAACTCTGGAGATGACGTGTACATAGAATTCCGGACGGTGCTGCCCGGGGAGGTGCTGTGGGCGTGCTCCATCTGCTGTTCCCCGGCCCTGGACCGCGGCGAGCACGCGGCGTGGCACCGACGCAATGAGGACTGCGGCATCGGCGACGCCAGCTCCACCGGGCCCGCCTACGCCGTCCGTGAGCCGTCCTCCGGGTACGGGGCCGCCCTGACGGACCGGCAGGCCGTGGCCCACGGGCTGCTCGCGGACACGGGCCCGCAGGAGGTGCGGAGCCTCCAGCTGATGGACGGGTCCCACCCGTTCGCCGCCCCCGTCACCGGGGCCCTGCCGCTGGACCCGGAGGCGGAGCAGCGGACGGAATGAGTTGAACCGGTTGGGCGCTACCCTGGCCGCATGACGCCACACCTGCACCGCTACACCCCGACGGACGCCCGCCTGGGCCGGCACATCGCGCACTACCCGGAGTCACTGCGCTACGCCCACGGCGTGCTCCCCGCGTCCGCGATCAAGACCGTGCGCTGGACCCGGCGGATCCCGATCCTGGACCAGGGCCAGCTGGGGAGCTGCACCGGCAACGCCGCGACCGGCATGCTCGGCACCGACTCGGTCAACAGGACCGCGACCCCGACCGTGACGATCACCGCGGCCGGGGCCGCCGCGTCTCACGGTCGGTTCAGCGCGGGCACCTACCCGCTGGATGAGAACTTCGCCGTGGCGCTGTACGGGCTCGCCACCGTTCTCGACAACTACTCCGGCACCTATCCCCCGACCGACACCGGGTCCGACGGAGTTTCCGTGTCCAAGGCGCTCCAGGCGCTGGGCCTGATCACGGCCTACACCCACGCGTTCTCCGTCGCGGCCCTGAACAGCGCGCTCCAGGCGTCCAGCGTGATCATCGGGATCGAGTGGCTGGAGTCGATGTACGACACCGCCCCCGGCGGGACGTTCGTCGTCGATCGGAACAGCGGCGTCGCCGGGGGCCACGAGCTGGAGGTGATCGGCTACGACACCGCGACCGGGCTGTACGAGATCCCCAACAGTTGGGGCGCGTCAGGCTTCGGCATCGACGGGACCGGGTTCATGACCACGCCGGACATGACCTGGCTGCTCTCGCAGCAGGGTGACGTCACCGTGCCCTCCTTCGCCGCGCTGCCCGTTCCCCCGACGCCCCCGGTCCCGCCCGCGCCTCCCGTGCCCGGCCTCACCGCGCAGGGCATGTGGAACCAGATGAAGGCGCTGGCCGCCTCCGACGGGCTGTCATGAGCAACGCGCGCAGGGAGCAGCTCTACCTCCGGGACCGCGGCACACTGACCCCCGCGCAGCGCAGGCGGCTGCGGCACAAGATCCACCGGGAGCTGGGATGACACAGCAGCCGACCGGATCCCTGATCTACGCGGCGCACCTGGCCGCGACAAGTGCCCGCCGCGCGGCCGTCCACGACGCGCTGGCCAAGACACCGCCGCTGTCCCCGAACCTGATCCCGGACCTCGGCACCGTGTGGGACGTCGCCTGGGCCAATCCGACGGCGGCCCAGGTGAAGGCTGCCGGGGTGTCCGGCGTGATCGGGTACTTCTCCCACGACACGACCAAGAACCTGACCCCGTCCCAGGTGTCCGACTACGTGCTGGCCGGGATCGGGGTGTGCCCGATCTGGGAGACGACGGCGGGCCGCGCCAGCTCCGGCTACGCGGCGGGGCAGGCGGACGCCCGGGACGCGGTCACCCAGCGTGACGCGTGCGGGCTCCCCGCCCGCCAGCTGATCCGCGCGGCCGTTGACACGGACACCACCTGGGCGGCGGTGGCGGCATACTTCGAGGGGTTCGCCTCCGTCATCGGCAAGACGCAGACGGCGCCGTACGGCGGGTACCGGATCACGACCGCCGCCTACGCGGCCGGGTACCGGCGCTGCTGGCAGACCCTCGCGTGGTCCGCCGGTCAGGTGGACCCGCACGCCGTGCTGTACCAGAACGGCCACACCGCCCTGTCGGGGTCGGCCGACGTCAACACGATCCTGGCCCCCGACTGGGGCCAGTACCCACCCCTGGAGACCGACGTGAACCTGTCCGACAGGATGCCCGCGTACGCCGCTGTCAAGGTGCCCGGCAAGCCCGACTACATCCCGACCGTCGGCGAGTGCATCTCCGGTGCCCGCCAGGCGGACACCAAGGCGGACGCCCTGTCCGTCCAGGCGTCGGCCAACGGGGAGGCGCTGTCCGCACTCACTCTCAAGGTGGACCACCTGGCCGCCGCTGTGGCAGGGATCGAGGCACTCACCCTGACCCCGGCCCAGGTGTCCGCCATCGCCGCCCAGGTGGGCCCCGCGCTGGCCGACCTGCTGGCCGCACGGCTGGCGGGCTGACCCGTGGCGTCCAACCCGTTCCCGGGACCCGAGGACCAGGCGGACGCCGCGGCCAAGCGGCGCCGGGTGATCCAGGCACGCCTGGAGGGGGCGACCTGGGACGTCGCGGCGGTGGCCGGCGGGTACGCGGACCGCGGGTCCGCCTACCACGCCGTGACGGCCGCGCTCAAGAACGAGCGCGAGGCGCTGGGCCACGATCTTGTGGAGCTCCGCCAGGTGGAGGACGACCGGAACAACGACCTGCGGCAGCGGCTGTACGCGATCATCCGCGCGGACCACGTGGTCGTCTCGCAGGGCCGCATCGTCAAGGACGACGACGGGGTACCGCTCCGTGACCACGCCCCGGTCATGGCGGCCATCGCGCAGTTGGGCCGGATCGCGGACCGTCACGCGCTGCTCCACGGCCTGAACGCGGCCAAGGAACTGTCCATCGCCCTGGACGCGCGCAGCAGCGTGGAGGCGTCCGTGGTGGCCGACACCCTGTTCGCGGTGGCCGACGCCATGGGCCTGCCGCCCGACATGCGGCGGATGATGCTGGAGACCATGGGGGAGCAGCTGGCGAGGGTGGCCGACGACAGCGGCGCCGTGGGCTGACCGCCTGCGCTACGCTGCGGGGGCCATGACGCGGCCCCGCCCCGGCAGTCCCCACGCTGCCGGGGCGTCGTGCTGTCCGGGGTCGGGCATCCTGTCCCCATGAACCGTGATCAGCGCGAGGTGGCGGCCAAGGCGAAGGACGTGTTCTCCTCACGCCTGGCCGACCTGCTGTCCCCGCGCTGGACACCGCGCCCCCACCAGGTCCCGCCGCCGGGCGACTGGTACGGGTGGCTGCTGCTCGCGGGGCGCGGGGCGGGCAAGACGGACGCCTGCGCGAAGTACATCGTGGACCACGTCAACGGACCGCCGTGCCTGCCCGGCCGGGCTCCGCACTGGGTCGGGATCATCGCCCCCACCCTGGGCGACGCTGCCACCTCCTGCGTCACCGGGCCGTCCGGGATCATGGCCCACGACCCGACCGCGCGCATGGTCACGGTCCAGGGAGGCACCGTGGTCCGCTGGCCCAACGGCTCGGAGGCGAAGCTGTTCGGAGCCAACAGCATGGACGACACGGAGCGGCTGCGCTCGGGCGGTAACCGTTGCGTGCGTGAAGGGTCCATGATCCGTACGGAGCGCGGTCCGGTACCGATTGAGCAGGTGCGACCCGGTGACCGGGTGTGGACCAGAAACGGACTGAGGTTTGTTCTCCAGGTCTGGGACAACGGGGTGCGCCCGGTGTGGCGGTTCGACCACGATGCGGGGTCCACCTGGCTGACTCCGGACCATGAGGTCTGGACGGAGCAGCGCGGGTGGCAACAAGCCTCGTTCGTCCAGACGACTGATACAGTGTTGTCATGGGACGATACGGTGAGCCGATCACGTACGACGGGGTCCGGTGGAACGCGAACGGGCGGGATCCGTACTACCGGAACAGCAACCGGGGGCTGCTGCACCGATGGATGTGGACCAAGGAAGTCGGGGACATCCCGGACGGCATGCAGGTGCACCACAAGAACCACGACAAGCGGGACAACCAGGTCTCCAACTTTGTGCTGCTCCCACCCGGTGAGCACTGGGCAGAGCACGGAGCGGAGCGCGGGGAGGACTGGCACGCCAAGGGCGGTCGGGCGTCCGTCGCGGCACGTGTCTGGCGGGACTTCACCTGTGAACGCTGCTCCCGGCCGTTCCGTAGCCGCGCAGCCGCTGCCGTGGTCCGGTTCTGCTCCGCTGCCTGTCGTGACCATGCGTCACGAACACGGGAGCAACGGGTGTGCCGCGTGTGCGGCAACATGTTCGAGTGCCCTGCCCGCAACCCCACCAGCACCTGTTCGCGGCGGTGTACTTCGGTCCACGCCTACGCACAGCGTGGCAAGGGTCTACGACCTGACCGTTGAGCATGATCATGAGTTCTTCGCTGACGATCTCCTGGTCTCCAACTGCCTGGCCTGGTTGGAGGAGATCGCGGCCTGGCGGTTCATGGACGAGGCGTGGGACCAGATGCGGTTCGGACTCCGGTCCGGTCCGCATCCGCGCTGGATCGGGTCCACCACGCCGAAGCCGCGCGGACTGATCAAGCGCCTGGAACGCGGCGAGTTCCGGAACACGGTCGTGACCCGGGCCACGACGTACGACAACCCCCACCTCCCGCAGGAGATCCGCGACGCCCTGGAGGACGCGTACAAGGGGACGCGCAAGGGCGACCAGGAGCTGCTGGGCCTGATCATGGAGGAGGACGAGAACGCGCTGTGGACCCGCGACATGATCAGTGCCGTGCGCATCGACCCCGCGGACCTGCCCCCGCTGACCCGCGTCACGGTGGGCGTGGACCCGTCGGGCGGTGCCGGGGAGCAGGGCATCGTCGTCGCCGGGAAGAGCGCGCTGTGGACGCCTGAGGAGGGCGGACGCAAGACGGTGCACGGGTTCGTGCTCGCGGACTACACCTGTCATCTCAAGCCGGACGGGTGGGGCCGGCGCGCGGTCCAGGCCGCGATCGACCACGACGCGGCGGACATCACCGTGGAACTGAACTACGGCCGTGACATGGCCGTGTCCACGATCCGGTCCGCGGCGGAGGACATGGGCGTACCGATCAGGATCAAGGTGGTGACCGCGACCCGGGGCAAGCGGGTGCGGGCGGAACCGGTGTCCGCGCTCACCCAGCAGGGGCGGTGGCACTTCGCCGGTCGCTTCGAGCAGCTGGAGGACCAGCTGACCACCTGGACCCCGGAACTGGACTGGTCCCCGGACCGGCTGGACGCCATGGTCTGGGACGCCATCGGGCTCGGTGTGGCGCACCTGCGCGGCGGCAAGGGGGGCATCCGGGTGGGCCAGGGCTTCAAGGCCATGGACCGCGTCGTGGGCTGATTTGATTAAGCCGTGCCACACTTCCGGTAGCCGACCGAAGGGAACCGACCATGTCCACCCCCGTACGCGCTCCGCTGACCGGAGAGCCCGCGCTGATCCTGACGGTGATCAGCGCGGCCGTCTCGCTGATCGTCACCCTGAACGTGGGACTGACCCCGGAGCAGGGCGGCCTGTGGGTCGCCGTGGTCACAGCCGTGTTCGGCCTCGCTGCCGCGCTGCTCACCCGCCCTGTCGCCCCCGCCGCGTTCACCACCCTCGTGACCGCCGTCGGAGCACTGCTCATGGGCTACCACTTCCATGTGGACCCCGCTGTCCTGGCCCAGGTCAACGGAGTGGTCCTGTCCGTCCTCATGCTGCTGACCCGCCACCAGGTCACCCCCGTGGCGCGAGCCCGGACCCCGCTCGCGTGAGCCCCTGGCTGCTGCTCACGGTGATGGCACTCACCGTGTACCGGGCCACGCGGTTGATCACGACGGACGACTTCCCGCCGCTGCTCGCCCTCCGTGACCTGGTGTGCGGCGGATGGCGTCCGATGACGCAGCAGGAGATCGACCGGTACGCGGCGGCGGTCGCCGACGGTCGCACGTCCCTGGGATGGACCATGGCGACGATCAGTGACGTACGGAACCGCTACCTGGTTAGCGCACCCTGGTCGCCGTACTGGTTGGGCAAGCTGGTGTCCTGCGCATGGTGCGCGTCCGGCTGGATCGCAGGCCTGGTCACGCTGGCCACGGACCTGACCGTAGGGGTGCCCGCCCCGTTCCTCGCGGGTCCCGCCGTGTGGGCGGCCGGAGCACTGCTGGCATCGAAGGAGTGGGCATGAGCGGCCCCGTGTACGTCCCGCTGCCCGGGGACATCGGCCTGACCTCCATCCGCGGCTGGGCCGGACGCGGTATCCGCGTCGGCCAGTGGCTGGTGGGTGACGGCTTCTCCCGGTACGAGCACGCGTTCGTCTACGTGGGCAACCAGAAGATCGTTGAAGCGGAGCCTGGCGGGGCGTTGCTGTCCGACGTCAAGCGCTACGACCCGGCTGCGGTCATGTGGCTCCGCTGCCCGCAGCAGTTCCGGCAGGCGGTGTCCGTGGCCGCCAAGGGGTACGTGGGCGTGCCGTACAGCTGGCTGGACTACGTCTCCGTAGCCGCTGACCGGTTCCACCTGATCGTGCCCGGCCTGCGGAAGTACGTGGCGTCCAGCGGCCACCAGATCTGCTCGCAACTCGCGGACAAGGCGGCGGCCGACGGCGGCTGGCACGTCTTCGCCGACGGGCGGGACCCCGGAAACGTCACCCCGGGCGACCTCTGGGGCGCAGCGCTCGCGCAGACCACCGCGCGGGAGCAGGCGTGAGCAGGAAGCGGGTCGTGATGCGGCTGTACTGCCCGTCCTGCGGGGATGTGCGCGGGTCCACGGTGCCGCTGGTCCGCCCCACGGTGCTGATCTTGAAGCACTCGCGGGCGACAGGGGGCGGTACGGAGACGTGCCCCGGAGGCACGGCGGACACTGCGGCGGACGCGGCGCCGTAGCCGGTCGGCGGCCGTCCGGGGACGATGGCGGTACCGTGATCCCCATCCGACCCGGACGGAGGCCGCCATGGCGTGGTACGACGTGTTCACCGGCCGCAGGCAGACGCCCCCGGCGGAGCCCGCGGCACTGACCGCCGCAGCCGTCCCCGCCGCCGCCCCGCTCGCGCAGTACATCCGGGTCCCGGACCGCTGGCAGAACGAGGCGTGGACCTACTACGACACCCTGGGTGAGTTCCGCTACGGCGTGAACTGGCTCGCCAACATGATCTCCCGTGTCCGGCTGCGGGCCGGCGAGCTGGACCCGGCCTCCGACGAACCGTCCATCGTGGACACCGGCCTGCCGGCGGAGGCGATGGCCCAGCTCGGCAACGGCATCGGGGGCAAGGCGGAGATCCTGCGGCGCCTCGTGGTCCAGCTGTCGGTGCCCGGTGAGGGCTACCTGATCGGCGAGACGGTCAGGGGTGTGTCCACCTGGCAGGTCCGGTCCGTGGACGAGGTACGGGCCCAGGGCGGCAGGTACCAGGTCATGGATGAGGACACGGTGAACACCGGGGCCAAGTGGCGCGACCTCGCCCTGGACTCGATCCCGGTCCGCGTGTGGCGTCCGCATGACCGCTGGTACCACCTGGCCGACAGCCCCGCCCGCGCGGCCCTGACCGTGATGCGGGAGCTGGAGCTGGTCAACCGCCACATCACGGCCCAGTACCTGTCCAGGCTCGCGTCGTCTGGCATGGTGGTCTTCCCGGACGAGATGGAGTTCCCGGTCCGTGAGGAGTTCGCGGACGCAGAGGATCCGTTCACCATGGAGTGGATCGAGATCGCGGCCACCGGGATCTCGTCCCCGGGCACGGCGCGGGCGGCGATCCCGATCCCGATCAAGGTCCCTGCCGAACTGGTGGACAAGATCAAGTTCGTGGACTTCTCGTTGCGGATCGACGACAAGATCCTGGAGAAGCGGGACCAGGCGATCCGCCGCCTGGCCACGATCATGGATATCCCCTCGGACGTGATGCTGGGACTGGGCGACACGAACCACTGGACCGCGTGGGCGGTGGAGGAGAGCGGACTCAAGGCACACATCGCCCCGGTCGTGGAGCAGATCTGTTCCGCGATCACGACCGGCTACCTCCAGCCCCGGCTGGCAGCGTCCGGGACCGACCCCGCCGCGTTCGTCACCTGGTACGACATGTCGGAACTGACGCTGCGTCCCGACGGCTCCGCCAACGCGGTCAGCGCGTACGACCGGATGGAGATCAGCGGGGACGCCTTCCGCCGGGAGATGGGCTACAACGACGACGACCGCCCGACCACGGGCGACCTGGAGCAGATGGGGCTCAAGGCGCTGATCCGGGACAGCCACGGTGCGGCCCCCGGTGCGCTGGACGCTCTGGTCGGACGCCAGGTGGTCATCCCCGCGACCCAGGGACCCGGTGCGGCTGCCGCTCCCCAGGGACCGGTGGCACCCCCGGGACAGGAGCCGCTGCCCTCCGAGAAGACACCGCCACCGGCTCCGGCCGCTGCTCCGCCAGTTCCGGCCAAGGGCCCGCCCGCGCAGGCGGCGGCCAACGCCCGGATGCGCAGGTCGGTCCAGGCGCGGACCGCGCACCACGCCCGGTTCCTCGCGGACGGGCGTTGGGCCCTGTTCCACCCCGACGTGTGCGAGTCCGGGGCGTACTCCTGCCCGCACACCCACGCCGTGATGCGCAACGCCCCGGCGGGCACGCCCGGTGCGCCGGGTGCGTACCGGATCACGCTGGACGTCTTCGGCCGTGTAGTGGTCGGGGACCGGGACCTGTACCTGGACACGTCCGTCCTGGTGCCCACCGTGCTGTCCCCGTCCCGGAAGCCGGTGCCCAGTGCCTGACCTCCTGGCGGCGGCCGACGGCAGCCACACGTCCGGCTGCATGATCGCTCTCATGCCCACGGTCGCCGACGCCAAGGCGCTGGCCGTGGACGGGGGTGAGGCACCGGGCGAACTCCACTGCACCCTGTTCTACCTGGGTCCGGACGCCACTGCCTGGACCCCGGACATGCGTGCGGACCTTGTCCAGGGGCTGCACGATTCGTTCGACGGCACGGCCCCGGTCCAGGCCGACGTCTTCGGGGTGGCGCACTGGAACGGTGACGGTGACGCGGCCTCCTGGGTCTGGTCTGTGGGCGACGGCCCGGACAGCGGCCAGAGCCTGGACGCGGCGCACCTGGGCGCGGTCATGGCGCTGGAGGACATGCACGACCAGCCGGAACTGTCCGCACAGCACACCCCCTGGGTGGCGCACGTCTGCGCGCAGTACACCGATGACCAGACGATGGTCCCGGCCATGGAGCAGCGCCTGGGGCCGGTGACGTTCGACCGGGTACGGGTCAGCTTCGGCGACCAGAACACGGACATCCCCCTGGACGGCAGCACGGACCCGGACGACAGTCCGATGACCGCTTCCGGGACCGTGCTGCGCAGGAAGCTCACACCGGTCGAGCTGGCCAGTACCTGTGACTTCTCCGCTCACCAGGCCGGGTGGACGTCCGCCGTGGACGCCTCCGTGCACGACTGGGCCCAGGTCTCCGCAGGATGGCGCAACGAGATCCGGCAGCAGATGCTGACCGCGGACACCGCCCCCGAACTGTCGTCGCTCTCCGTGTCCACCGCTCACGGAGCGTCACTGCTGTACGCCCGCATGGAGGCTGCCGCGATGGCCGCCGGTAAGGCACAGCAGGCGGAGGCTGAGCGGCAGGGGGCCACCGTCCCGCACTGGGACCTGGGGGCCGACGCGGTCACCGCGGCCGGGCTGTCCGGTCGGCGGCTGCTACGCAACGTCGCCTCCGTCACCTCCGACGTGCTGGGATCGCGCATGGTCAACGCCGCGCGGCAGCGGGCCCGCTCCCTGTTCGGGGTGTACGACGGGATCCGGCTGGCCAGCGAGGTGGACCAGTACCTGGCTGACCTGTCCGACGCCTTCACCCGGGAGCAGCTGGGCGCGTCGGTCACGGCCGCGCAGAACGCCGGGCGGATGGCCGTCCTGGACGTCGCCCCGAAAGCGGACTACTACAGTTCGGAGATCCTGGACGGCAACACGTGCCGGCCGTGCCGGGAGGTGGACGGTAAGCAGTTCCCGACGCTGCTCCTGGCGGGGGAGGCGTACCCGACGGAGGGGTACCGGGACTGCCTGGGCGGGGACCGCTGCCGGGGCCTGGTCATCGCGGTGTGGGGCAGTGGCATCACGGCCGCTGCCGAGGAGAGGACGGACGACATGGCCACGGCCACGGAGCTGGGCGGTAAGCCGTCCAAGGGCACCAAGCGGGACAGGCGGCTGGAGGAGAACCCTGCCACGGCGACCAACGAGCCCTGCCCCACCTGCCCGGACGACGAGCACTTCGGCGCGTCCACGTCCAAGGACACCGGTCCCTGGGACGGGGCCGCGTCCCGGTTCGACGACAAGCAGTACCAGACGGCGTCCGCCGCCTGCGACCCCGGGGACGGCACGGTGAAGGAGCGCTGTTTCCTGCCGCACCACGAGCCCACGGGCGCGCTGAACGTGGCCGGTCTGCATGCCGCCGCCTCGCGCGCGGGCTCGCTCAAGGGGCACAGTCCCGAAGCCGTGAGCCGGGCCAAGGCCCACCTGCGCGGCCACTACCACTCGCTAGGGGAAGACGTGCCTCCTTCGCTCACCGCATCCGCCACCGCTGCCGCCGTCACCTGCCCCGACGGCTGGGGGCCGGACCCTGCCGGCGACGGGTGCGTGCCCGCAGGCTGGTCCCCGGGCGACAAGCAGCCCGCCTGCCCGCCGGGCATGGTCCGCGACCCCGACGGGGACGGATGCGTGACGGCAGCCGCCGCGACCGTGGAGCAGCTGGCCGCGCAGACGGCAGGGCCCGACACACTGATCGCACCGGACGCACCCACGGCCCCGTGGTCCGGGGTGCTCGCCGTGGAGGGTGTGACGACCGGGGACGGGCGCGAGTTCGCCCCGGACGCGCTCACCTGGTCCGAGCTCCCGGTGCCGCTGCGCTGGAACATCGAGGACTCCCACGGGGGCGAACCCCGGACGGTGGCCGTCAACGTGGGCCGGATCGACACCATTGAGCGGGTGGGCAGCGAGTTGCGTGCGACCGGTGTCCTGGACCTGTCTGACCCGAACGGTGTGGCGGCCCGGGACAAGATCGCGGGCAACTTCCTGCGCGGGGTTTCGATCGACGCGGACTCCATCGGGGACGCGCAGGTGGAGTACGTCTGGCCGGAGGGCGACGGCGACGGCGGGGACGACGACGACCTGTTCGCCATGCTGTTCGCGTCCCCGGAGAAGATGATCTTTCACGGGGGCCGGATCCGGGCCGCCACGCTGTGCGACATCCCGGCGTTTGCAGAGGCGTACATCGCGCTGACCGACGACACGGGCGCGGTCACGGCGGGCGGGGCGATGGACGCGCAGGCCTGGGCCGACGCGCAGCCGGTCACCGGGCAGCGGGCCGTCACCGCCCACGGCGCCCCCGCTGCCCCGCCCGCCGCCTGGTTCGCGGACCCCGGGCTGTCGCTGCCCACCCCGATCACGGTGGACGCGGGCGGACGGGTGTACGGGCACGCGGCCACCTGGTCCACCTGTCACATCGGCCTGGGCGGGGAGTGTGTCAAGCCCCCGCGCGAGAACGAGCACGCCTACTACCTGACCGGGGAGCTCTCCACCGAGGACGGCCGCTCGGTCAGCGTCGGGCAGATCACGCTGGGGACCGGGCACGCGGCACTGTCGGCGGGGCACCAGGCCGCCGCCGCGCACTACGACAACACCGGGACCGCGATCGCGGACGTGGCCGTGGGCAACGACGCGCACGGGATATGGGTGGCCGGCTCGGTCCGCGCGGGAGCGGACCCCGGCCTGGTCTCCGAGCTCCGGGCATCCGGGCAGGTGTCCGGGGACTGGCGGCGGATCGGCGGCAAGCTCCGGTTGGTCGGGTTGCTGGCCGTCAACGTGCCCGGCTTCCCGGTTCCCAGGCCCGCGCTGCTCACCGCGTCCGGGCAGCCCGTGGCCCTGGTGGCGGCGGGTGCGCCTACCATGGCACCGGGTATGAGTCAGGCAGACAGGGACCGGGCGGAGATGCGCGAGCGCATGGCTGTCCTGGCACGACGCGTCGAAGGAGAGTGATCCACATGTGCGGTTGCGGTGGACAGCAGCCCCCGCCCCCTCCGCAGGTTCCGGCCCCGGTCGAGCCCCCTGCGAAGTGATCCGAGCACGACCCGGGACCGGCCTGCGAATCGCAGGCCGGTCCTTTCATTTAATCGAATCAATAAGGTGAAATGCGCGGTGTGTGACGTTTTCCATGATCGGTGCTACGGTTCGGCCACACCCCGCCTTGCGCGGCTGACGGTTAGGGAGGCCATTCCGTGGCTGGAGAACTGTTCACACGTCCGGAGAACCTCCCGCTCCTGAGTGAGGCCGATCTCAGCGCGGCCCACGACCAGGCGTCGGCGGAGTTCACCCGGGTCCACGCGGACTCCGACAACTGGACGGCGGAGGTACTGGCCTATGCGGAGACGCTGGCCGGCGACCTGGACGCGATCCGGGCGGAGCAGGCGGCCCGCGCGCTGCGCGCCACCATGGCCTCCGAGTCGGAGCGCGACGGCGCCAACGCCACCATGGAGCGCCTCGCGGCGCGGGTGAACGGCCCCGGTGAGGCGGAGACCACCGCGACCGGCGACGGCACCACGGACATGGCAGCCGTCGCGGCTGCCGCAGCGCAGGGCGTCACGGACTCGTTCGTCAAGATCTTCGGAAGCCGGATGGGGCAGGGCGGGAAGCAGCTCGCGTCCCTGTCCGCCGCTGCCGGCCACGCCCCTGACCCCGCCATCGCGGCCAAGCGGACCACGCTCACGATGACCACCAGCGTGGACATCCCCAAGCGTTCACTCACCGCGGGTGCCGAGATCCCGGACATGGACGCCCTGGTGGACGCCGTCCAGACCCGCGCGTCCAGCCTGCCGGAGATGCGTCTCGGTGAGGGCACCCCGCGCTACCCGGTGGCCTCCATCCGCAACGAGTTCGCGCACACCGTGGACGACCGGACCCCGCCCAGTCAGGTGGAGTCCATCATCCGCGAGCTCACCAAGAAGGACCGTCAGGAGTCGCTTCTCGCGGGCGGCGGATGGTGCGCCCCGTCCGAGATCCGCTACGACCTGTTCAACATCTCGGACGTGCCGTCCGGGATTATCGACCTGCCGACGCTGGGGATCTCGCGCGGCGGCCTCCAGTACCCGGTCAGCCCGTCCATCGCGGATATCTTCTACACCTCCGGGGCCTCCAACGCGGCGTCCGGCATGGGTGGGTTCGCCTTCCCGATGACCAACGCCACCGTGCCGTGGCTGTGGTCGGAGGCCGACGACATCGCCACCGTCACCGGCTCCGTGAACAAGCCCACGCTCCGGGTGCCGTGCGCCACCTTCAACACTCAGCGGCTGGAGTTGTACGGCATCACGCTGACCGCCGGGAACCTGACGGACAGCGCGTACCCGGAGGCCACCCAGAACTTCCTGCGGCTGATCCGCAACGCCTACGCGCACAGCGTGAACGCCCGCCTGATCGCGCTCATGCTCGCGGCCTCCACAGGCGCGATCGCGATCCCCACGACCATCACCACCCAGAGCGCGTTCAACACCATCCTGGACGGGGTGGAGCTCGCGGCCACGGACTACCGCAACAAGTTCGCCATGGCGGACGACGCGATCCTGGAGCTGGTCATCCCCCGCTGGATCCTCGCGGTCATCCGTGCGGACCTGGCCTGGAGGACGGCCGTCGAACTCCAGGACGTCAGCGACGCCGAGATCCGCGGCTACTTCACCACGCGCGGGATCGCCCCCCAGTTCGTGTCCGACTGGCAGGTCCGCGGGGCGAACCAGTTCGGCCGGTCCGCCGCCAACATGGGCCTGTGGCCGGTATCCGTGGACTTCATGCTGTTCGCGGCGGGCACGTTCGTGCACGGGACCGGGCTCTCCCTGGACCTGGGCGTCGTCCGTGACTCCGTCCTGAACGCAGAGAACGACTTCACCGCCGCGTGGATGGAAGAGGCGCACCTGATCGCCAAGGTGGGCCACGAGAGCCGTCGCTACACCGCCAACTTCCAGGTGAGCGGGCAGGGAGTCCTGGGCCGCACCCTGGACGCAGCCGGCCAGCTCTGATCCGTCCGCTCCTCACCCCCACGCTTGAGAGGAGGCGGCCGTGGCCGGACCCCGCCTGATCGTCACCGGACCGAGTTTCGAGCCGCTCCCCTACGCGCTGTGGGACGCGGTGCAGCAGCCCACGACCGACGGGCCGCACTGGCAGAACGGGATCACCTGGCAGGAGTGGTGCCCGCAGGTCCCGGACACGCTCTATGACGAGTGCATTGCCGTCACGGGCACCGGCTCCCCGCCGCCGTTCCCGACGCTGCCCGCCGGGGGCAACGTCGTGCAGCACAACCGGGGCGGCACCCCGTTCACGGTCTACGCCGAATTCGACTGCTCCCCGGTCGGGCTCCAGGACACCGACCTGGCCCGGTCCGCGATCGCCCGGCTGGAGTCCTACGCCGTGGAGAACGCCTTCTGGACCGGGATCGCCGGATCCCAGCAGGTGGTGTGGCCGCACCTCGCGGCCAACGCGCAGACCCTGGACAAGGATGCGATCCTGCTCCAGAGCGCGGCGTCCGTCGTCGTGTCCGGGACCGGTGTGGACGTCACGGACTCGCTCGGTCAGCTGGAGGGTCAGCTGGCCGCCTGCTACGGCGGCAAGGGTGTCATCCATATCCCGCGCCGCGCACTGCCCACGTTCGTGGCCTGGTCCCTGGTCCACGACGTGGACGGGAAGCTGTACACCGCCGCCGGGAACCTGGTCGTCCCCGGCGGCGGCTACCCGGGCACCGGGCCGGACGGCACCGCGCCGGCCGCCGGCCAGTCCTGGATCTACGCCACCGGGGCCGTCTTCGGCTACCGGTCCGATGTCACGTCCTGGCCCGTCCCGGAAACCCTGGACAAGGCCAAGAACACGATTCACTCCATCGCCCAGCGCACCTATGTACTGGGTTACGAGTGCTGCCTGCTCGCGGCCCAGATCGCCACGGGCGTCCCTGCCACCGGGGGCGGGAGCATCTGATGTCGCCCCTCCCACCGTCTGACCCCAGAGAGGGGTGACTGAATGTCCGCCACCGCCACATGCGTGACCCCGATCAAGGGCAGCATGTACCGACTGATCAAGCTGGACACCTGCGGGTCCCCGGTGACCGGTGCGGGTTCCATGGTCATCGTGTCCAAGGGGTTCGTGCAGATCCAGCAGGACCCGCAGTACGAGGATGGTGTGGAGTTCTTCGAGCGCACTGCGGACGGCTCCGTGTGCGTCAACCAGATGGACGACCCGACACTCAAGCGGTTCCAGCTCACGATGGACTTCTGCGAGGTCAACCAGACCGGCGCGGCGTGGATGGCGTCCATGCAGGAGCTGACCACCGGGGCCGGGGCCACCGGGACCGGCTTCGCAGCCGTGGAGGGCACCGCCACTAACCGGTGGTCCCTGGAGTGCTGGCAGCAGGTGGCGGGCTCCGGGGCGTGCGACCCGACCAGCGGCCTCCAGCGTTACATCTACAACGCCTGGCCCAACGTCGGGTCGGCGAAACTGGGCGGCTACACGATCGCCAACGCGCGGTCCACGCTCCAGATGATCGGGCAGACGCGGGGCGCCTCCGCCGTCGCCACGATCGGGTGGGGCGACGGCCCCGGGACCACGTCCTGGATGCCCGCCGGATTCGTCGCCACGTCCCTCCAGCATTGGTTCTGGAACGTGACCACCACGCCTCCGCCCTCCGCCGCCTGCTCGCCCAGCACGCTGTGATGCGCGGCGTCCTGCTCCAGCCCCCGCAGCAGTTCTGGGAGTGCCCGAACTGCACGGTGACCGACTGCACGACCGGGCAATCCAACCGGTTCCACCCGTGCGCAGGGATGGGCGGACTGACCGCGCCCCTGGTCCCGGTCGGGTCCGGTGCCCGCGTCACCGCCGTGCTGCGCGAGGACTACGTGGGCCGGGAGGCGGTCCAGTCGGACGCCGACGGCCGCCCGGTCATGGCCGTGGTGACCGAGCGCCCCGACGGGTCCAACGACGTGATGGTGAACGTGCCCACGGCACGGGGAGCAGGTACCTCATGAGCTGGTCGGCAACCGGGGACAGCCGGATCTTCCGGGAGTGGGTCTACAACCCCATGCTCAAGCAGGGGACCGCTCCCACCTCGTACACGGACCTGCTGACCGACACGGTCAAGGCCGCGCTCTTCGGCAACACCGGGACGCCCGACCGTGACGCGGCGGTCACCGCCACCGGCTACAACACCGGGCAGTGGGTTACCGCCAACGAGGTGACCGGAGCCAGTGAGTGGGTCGCCGGGGGCCGGGCACTGGCGACGGACACGATGACCAAGACCGCGGGCGGGATCGTCACCTACGCGGCTGCCAACCTGGCCGGGTCCGCGTCCGTGACCATGGCGGGGATCTTCGGCTGCCTGGTCTACGACGACACGATCAGTGGCGGCACGGTGGCCAAGCAGGCCGTCTGCTACAACTACTTCGGCGGGTCGCAGTCCGTCACCGCCGGAACATTCTCGCTCAACTGGTCCGCCTCCGGGGTCTTCGCCTTCACCACGTGAGCGGAGGCGCGTCGTGACCACGTTCACAGACGACTTCAACCGGGCGGACGGGTCTGTCGGCGCCAGCTGGACCCAGGTGTCCGGCACCTGGACCATCGCCTCCAATCGGCTCTCGCCGGGGACGACCGGCACCGGTCTTGTCCTGACCGCCGTGACCGCGATGGCGACCAACGACAACAGTGCGCAGGCCACCATCGCGGTCACGGCGGCAGCGAGTCAGGGCGTGTGGTGCCGCGGGAACAGCGGCATCACCCAGGGCTACCTCTGGCGTAACGACGGCACGACGTGGACCCTGTTCTCCGTCCTCGGTGGGTCTTTCACCAGCATCGGCACCTTCGCTGCGGCGGCCGTCTCCGGGGACGTCGCGAAGGTCCAGGCCGTTGGTTCGACGATCAAGGGATTCGTCAACGGCGTACAGCAGGTCTCCGTCACGAACACGGTCGTGACGACCGGCACCAGCGTCGGCATCCGTTCCGACGGCGCGTCCGCGCTCCGCTACGACGACTTCACCGGGGCCGACGTCACCAGCGGAACCACCGCGGTGGCCGGTCAGGCCGCCGGGTCCGGTACCGCCTACGCGCCCCGTGCCGGGGCCGCTGCGGTGGCCGGCCAGGCCGCCGGTACCGGCACCGCCTACGCTCCTGGAGCAGCCCTGGTCGGGACCGCTGGCACCGCCTCCGGATCCGGCACCGCCTACGCACCCGGTACAGGGACCGCTCCATCCCCGGCAACGGCCGCCGGGTCCGGCACTGCCTACGCACCCCGTGCCGGGGCCGCTCCGTCCCCGGCAACGGCCGCCGGTACCGGCACCGCCTACGCCCCGGGGGCGGCACTGGCAGGGACCGTCGGTCAGGCCGCCGGCACCGGAACGGTCTTCGCTCCGGTGGGGGCACTGGCCGGGACCGCCGGCCGCGCCTCCGGCACCGGGACCGCCTACGCTCCGGCCACGGCTGCCGTGGTCATTGCCGTGGCCGGTCACGCCTCCGGTGCCGGGACCGCCTACACCCCGGGCACGGCTATCGTGGTCACTGCCGCGGCCGGTCACGCCTCCGGGTCGGCACATGCCGTATCCGTCCAGGCCCCGGTGTCCGCGTACCAGGAGACGGTCTCCGGTCGGGAGCCGTCCACGGACGCCTCCGGCCGGGGGCCGTCCGCCTCCATCTCCGGCAGGTTGCCGGGGACCGCCGCATCCGGGCGCGAGCCCTTCGCCCCAGCGTGAGGAAGGTACCGTGCGGATCAACCAGCCCCGGGTCGCCATCGGCCCGTACGTACGCGGGGAGAAGCAGCCCCCGCTGGTGTACCAGTTCCTGGACTCCGCCGGGGCGGGCACGGACCTGTCCGGGTACACGGCGAAGTTTGTGGTCCGCACCCCCGGGGGCGTGCCGACCACGTACACGGCAGTCGTCCAGATCGGCACCAGCGGGCTGGTGTCGTACGTCTGGACCGGTGCCGAGTGGTCGGAGTCCGGCCAGTACACGGCGGAGTTCTGGGTGGGCAACGGGGCTAACCGGTTCGCGTCCGTCCGCCTGGTGTTCACTGTGCGGGAACCAGTCGGAGGAGTGCCACAGATATGACGTTCAGTGACGGACCGTGCGACCCGTGGCCAGTGGACTGGACCTGCGACGTGTCCACCTACTCCCCGGAGGCCACCGGCCTGGCGGTGGGCATGGCGACGCGGGTGCTGTGGTCGCTGTCCGGCCGCCGGTACGGGACGTGCACCACGACGCTCCGGCCGTGCCGGGAGAGCTGCTACCAGCCGTGGCCGCAGGCGCACCCGCTGACGTGGCCCATGTCGTCGTGGGGCGGGTCCCCGTCCAACTGGGACGCGTCCTACTGGTTCAGCTCCGGCTGCGGGACGTGCGCCGGCACCTGCTCCTGCGGGGAGGTGCCCACCGTTCTGCTACCCGCGCTGACCAACGCCGTGTCCGCGGTGAAGGTGGACGGGGTGCTGCTTGATCCGTCCGCATACCGGCTGGACGACAACCGGCTGCTGGTCCGCACGGACGGTCTCCGGTGGCCGCGCTGCAACAACCTGCGGCTGGCGGACACGGAGCCGGGCACGTGGTCCGTGACCGCGGCCTACGGCCTGGACGTCCCCAGCGACGCGGCCGGGCCCATGGGCGAGCTCGCGTGCCAGATCCTGCGCGCGCGCAACGGCGCGGACTGCCGCCTGCCCATGCAGCTCCAGTCCCTGGTCCGGCAGGGGGTCACGATCAGCTTCCCGGACATCAACGCGGCCGTGGAGGCGGGGCGGACCGGCGTCTACCTGGTGGATCTGTGGCTCGCGGCCGTCAACCCCAACCGGCTCTCCTCACGGTCCCGGGTCTACGCCGTGGACCGTGCCGAACCCCGGAGGGCGGGATCGTGACCATGCTGTCCGGTCAGTTCAAGTGGTACACGGTGGCCGCCGCGCTGCGCGACGCCGCGTACACCGCGCTGGACCCGCCGCCCTGCCGGTACGGCGTGGTGGCTGGTGCGGTCGCGTGGGACGACTGCGAGTGCGGGGGGCTGTACGTCACCGTCGCGCAGGCATACCTGTCCGACACCTTCCCCGCCCCCGTGGAGGCTCCTGTGGGGGTGGGCTGCTCCCCGTCCACGGAGGTGGCGGAGATCGTGGTCGTGGTGCTGCGCTGCGCGTCCCAGCCGGAGAACCCGCAGACCGATCCCGCCCCCGGTCCCGACGAACTGGACGCGGACGCCCGGCAGGGGCTGGCCGACGCCTTCAACGTGCTTACGGCCGTGGACCGCGAGCTCTGCGCGATGAAGGATGACGGGGGCGGGGACGCCGAGATCCTGGACTACGTGGTCCAGGCGCAAACAGCCGTCGGCCCTGAGGGCATGTGTGTCGGCTCGGAGCTCCACGTCCTGGTGGCGCTGCCCCGTGGCTGACGAGAGGCTCGAGTGTTAGTGCGTATATCTACTAATACTCGAGTATTAAGGATCTTGATATGGCTGGGAAGATCACGGTGACGGTCAAGTTGGACGGGGTCGCCATCCGCCGCCTGTTCCGGGGGAAGGGATCGCCGACGACCAACGACCTGGAGCGGCGCGGGCGGCTCATCATGACCAGGGCCCGCCAGCTCGCCCCCGGCTCCATGAAACGGAAAATCACGTCGGTCACGATCACGAACCTGACGGACTCCGACGTGGTGGACATCCAGTGCTCGCACCCTGCGACCCTGTTCGTGACCCAGGGCACGCGGCCCCACCTGATCTTCCCGAAGCCGCGTCCGCACGGGCGGCTGCGCTTCAAGGTGCGGGGCGGGAAGTACGTCTACGCCCGTGTCGTCCACCACCCCGGGAACAAGGCGAACGACTTCCTGACCCGGAGCCTGCGCGCGGGCGGGAACCTCGCGGGAGGATCTTGACCGTGGCCGTCCTACGCTGTGCCCATGACGACCAAGGACTTCTCCAAGAAACGGGCCGAAGCCCCCTCCTTCACCATCGGGGACCACACCTACACGGGTGTCGTGGGCCTGCCCGCGGACACCGTGCTGGCGTTCACCGTCCGGTTCGGCGCCATGGCCGCGGGCACGCCCGTGGACCAGCAGATCGGCGCGTTCAAAGAGATCCTGGGCAGTCTGCTGGAGCCGGAGAGCTTCGCCCTGCTGTCCGAGATGACGAGCTCCTACGACCCCGTCAACATGATCGAGTTCGACCAGCTGGAGCAGTCCATCAGCTTCCTGCTGGAGGAGTTCGGGCTACGCCCTACGACGCCGTCCGGGCCCTCTGCTCCTGGGTCGGACAGCCCGGGGTCTGGCATCGCCTGGACGGACAGTACATCGGGCGAGGTGTCGATCTCGGCAGCCTCCCCTTCGACCGGTTCCTGAACGTCGTCTATGCGGAGATGCTGGAGCGCCTGGACTACCAGGCGGAGGGCACCACGCCGGACCAGGTGCTGGCGGCGTTCGACAACGAGATGGGGGTACGGACGTGGCGGACACCGGCCGACGCGGCCCCTCGCGTGGACACGCGCCCCGCGGGAGCTCCCGCCTGGTGGGAGTCGGACGAGGAAGCGTCCCAGTCCTTCCTGTCCGCCTACGCCCCCGGGATGGCGTGACCCATGGCACTCGGTAGCCTGATCGGTTCCGCGTTCGTTCGCATCTCCGCAGACACCAAACCGGCGGAGGTGGCCATTGAGGCACTGGGCGGGATCGGCAAGACGGTCCTGTCCACCACCCTGCTGCCCGCCGTCGCCCCCGTGGTCGTTGGCGTCGGCGCCATCGCTGCCGCCTTCCTCGGTGCGGGGGCCGCCGCCGGGGCGCTCGGTGCGGCGGTGATCCCGCAGTTCAAGCAGATCACGGCTGCGACCCAGCAGCAGGCCACGGCCCAGGCTGCGCAGCAGAAGGCCACCGTCGCCCAGCAGCAGGCGACCGCCGCCGCCGGGAAGAACGGCGTCGCGTACGAGAACGCGGTGGCCAACGCCACCGCGCTGCGGCAGCGGGCTCAGCAGCTCGCCCTGTCCGGGTCCAAGGGAGCGGCGGCGGCCCAGAAGGCGGCGGCGGAGGCGGCACTGCGCGCGCAGCAGCTCGCGGGTGCCGGGGGGAAGGAGTACGCGGCGGCCCTGGCCAAGGCAAAGAGCGCGAGCGACGCGGCCAAGACCGCCCAGGCGCAGTACAACGACACGCTCTCCGGGCTGCCGCCGGCCACCCGTCAGACGGCCGTGGCGTTCGCCGGCCTCCAGGACGCGTTCCAGAAGTGGTCGGACGGCCTGTCCGGATCCACCATGCCGATCTTCACTCTCGGTATCGAGAAGGTCCAGGGGCTGCTGCCGAAGCTGTCCCCGATCGTGCGCACGGCGGCGGCGGACGTCAAGTCGTTCGTGGAGAACATCGGCGCCGGCACCGGGGGCCAGGTCTTCAGCAAGTTCGGGAAGGACATCGGGGACCTGTCCGGCGGCAGCCTCACGGACTTCCTGAACATTGGCCGGAACCTCGCCGTCGGCTTCGCAGGGATCCTGGACGCCTTCACCCCGATGGCTGCCGGGGTGACCGGGGGCCTGACCACACTCACCGCGAAGTTCGCCGACTGGGGTGCCACCGCGGGGAGCAATGGCGGGGTGCAGGCGTTCTTCGCCACCGCGAAGGAGGACGGCCCCAAGGTCGGTGCGGCGTTCGAGAAGATCGCCGCCGCTGCCACCCACGTAGCCGGGGGCCTGGGCCCGCTGACCGGGATCGGTCTCAAGGTGGCGGAGGTGCTCGCCCGGATCCTGGCCGCGCTGCCCGTCCCGGTGCTGAACCAGGTGGTCAACGCCATCGTCGCGATCAACCTTGCGATGAAGGCGTACGCCATCGTGACGGCCATCGCGGCTGCCGCGACCTGGCTGTTCTCCACGGCCAACGGAGCCAGCCGGGTACAGATGCTCGGCCTGCGGATCCAGATGGCGCTGGTGTTCGTACAGTTGCGGTTGCAGGCACTGTGGACCGGGCTGGTCACCGCCGCCCAGTGGCTCTGGGGCACGTCCCTGGTCAGCGGCACCATCGCCCTGATCGCGTCCACCGCGTCACTGATCGCGCGCAACGTGGCGATGGCCGCGAGCGCCACGGCCACCGGTCTGGTGACCGCGGCCACATGGCTGTGGACCGCGGCCCTGGGGCCCGCCATCGCGGCCACCTGGGCGATGACCGTAGCCCTGCTGGCCAACCCGGTCACCTGGGTCGTGATCGGGATCGTGGCGCTGATCGCGGTCATTGTGCTGATCGCCACCAAGACCACCTGGTTCCAGACGGCCTGGCACGCGACGTGGAACTTCATCAAGACCACGACGTCCGAGGTATTCGACTTCCTCACCCACGGGTTCGGCCAGTTCGCGATCCTCATTCTCGGACCGCTCGCCCCCATCGCCTTCCTCGCGCTGCACTGGAAAGAGACCTGGAACGTTATCAAGACGTCCGCCGTGGACACCTGGAACTTCCTGGAAAAGTGGGTGATCAAGCCCCTGGCCTCATCGTTCATGTGGCTGTGGACCAACGGTATTCAGCCTGCTATTAAATTCATCGTCAATGGATTCCTGAATATGGTGGGCAGTATCCTGCACGGGGCCGTGCTCATGTTCGGGTGGATCCCGGGCCTGGGCGGAAAGCTCAAGACGGCAGAGAAAGCATTCGACCACTTCGCAGACTCCGTGAACAAATCACTGGGCGGTATAAAGCCGAAGACCGTCCCGGTCAATATCAAGTTCAACGGGGTGGACCAGGGCAAGATCACCGGTCACTCGTACACGTCCACCACCGGCTTCTCCTACGCGACCGGCGGAGCCGTCCGGGGGCCGGGCACCGACACTTCCGATGACATCCCGTCCATGCTGTCCGACAACGAGCACGTGTGGACGGCGAAGGAGGTGCGCGCGGCGGGCGGCCACTACGCCGTGTCCCGGCTGCGCAAGCAGGTGCTGAAGATGGCCGGCTACGCGGCCGGCGGACCTGTAGGGCCCCGGGGTATGGCCATGTCCTACACGATGCCGACCGACGCGGGTGTCCAGGCGTCCACCAGATCCACGGAGCAGCAGGACATCGCGTCGGTGGTGAAGCGGATCGCGTCGTCGTACGCCACGGCGTACAACAAGATGATTTCCTCCATGGGCGGGAAGATCCCGACGGGCCAGCACCTGGCCGTGATCCGGACCGCCATGGCCGCCGCAGGGGTACCGCCGCCCGGGACCGCCCCGCAGTGGCTGTCCGGGATGAACACCCTTATCACGCGTGAGTCCGGATGGAACGCGTCCGCGATCAACCGGACCGACAGCAACGCCAAGGCCGGACACCCCTCGCAGGGCCTCGCGCAGACGATCCCCGGAACCTTCAACCACTACGTCCCGTCCTCGCTCCGGTCCCTCGGCATCCTCAACCCGGTGGCCAACGTCGCGGCGGCCATTCGTTACATCGTGTCCCGGTACGGCAACATCACCCACGTGCAGCAGGCGAACGCCAACCTGCCGCCGCAGGGCTACGACTCCGGCGGCTGGCTCATGCCGGGCAGGACGCTGGCGGTCAACAACACGGGCCGCCCGGAGCGGGTCATCGGCCCGCGCGAGGCGGCGGGCGTGACGGTCAACCTGACCATCGTCAACCAGGGTGTGCTGGGCAGCCAGCGCGACGTCATGAACTGGCTGGTCGCCTCCCTCCAGCAGGCCAAGCGCGAGGGACGCCTGCGCGGCATCGTTCCGGCGGGTGGCTGATGGCCGTCGCGTTCGGTGCGGCCGGGACCATCGCCACCGCGTCCGTCACCACTCCGGGAGCCGTCGCCGTGGCGACCCCCGCGGGCGTGGTGTCCGGCAACCTGCTGCTCGCCTTCCTGGTCTACGACTGCAACACGAACCCGACCGCCCCGGCCGGATGGACCCTGGTGCAGCGGGTCCGGTCCGCGACCGCGGGCGGGTCCTACCAGCCGCCCACGGCGGAGGTGTGGCGGCGGGTGTCCAACGGCACGGAGGGGGCGTCGCAGACCTGGACGTTCTCCACGTCCTCCTGGCCCGCGGGCCGCCCGGACGTGATCGGCCGAATGCTGTCCTACACCGGGACCGACCCCGCCACGCCCGTGGAGGTGTCCGCCTCCGCCTCCGACAGCGGCAGCACACTGAACTCGATCATGTCCCACCCCCAGCTGACCACCGCGGTACCGAACGGATGGCTGCTCTCCTTCCGCGGGAGCAGCGGCACCACGTCCACGTACTCCGTCTCCCCCTCCGACACGAACCGGTCCGGGAGCTCGTACCGGTCGCTGAACATGTTCGTGTGGGACAACGCTGCCGCGCTCCCCTCCGGTCTCCAGACCCAGCGGACGTCCACGGCCAACACCTTCGGGTCCTGGGACGGGGACACGGCCGTATCGCTCGCGATCAAGATCCTTCCCTCCGCCTCCGCAGGTGTCGCCCAGGCACAGACGGCCAACGGGACCGGCACCGCGTTCGGGGTCACCTCCGCCTCCGTGAACGGGCCCTGGGACAACTGCGGGCCCGGCGGCCTACCGGAGTACACCTGGGCCGTGGACTGGCCGCAGACGGGGCTGGCCGCGGCGGGGAAGATCCTGTCGTCGAACCCGTACGTGCGCCAGGACCTGGCCGGGTGGTCGTCGTCCGGGGCAACCATCTCGCGCAGTACCGACCTTCTGGCCGGCCGCTCCGTCCCCATGACGCTGGTGGTCCCCGACGGGGTGAGCGCGTCCGGGGGCGTCACCGCCCTGCCGCACTCCGCCGTCGGCGCTGTTGTCCCCGGGCAGCAGTACATCGCGGACTGCTGGGTGTACGCCCCGGTCGCCTGGGCGGACGTCCGGACCGCGGTGGACTGGTGGACGTCCGCAGACGTGTTCGTGTCCACCGGTCTGGGCGTGGCGTCCTCCGTCCCCGCCGGGGTGTGGACGCACCTGACGCAGACGCTGACCGCCCCCGCCACCGCGTCCCGGCACAGTGTCCGCTTCCGGTTCGGCAGCACGCCCCCGTCCGCGGACGTGTTCTACGTCTTCGGCCTCATGCTCCTGGACCCGCTCCAGGCGGAGCAGCAGATCACGCCCGCGCCCACCGACCTGGTCACCTACGACATGCTGTCCAGCGGCGCGTCCTGGGCGTACGGGCGAGACCAAATGCGACAGATCAGCCCCGCCGCGCTGGGGACCGCCGGGTTCTCTGTCAACAACGTGCGCAGGGTCTACAGCCCGGACGTCACCACGTCCCCGCTGTCCGGGACCCTGGACGCGGCGCGCCCCATGACCGGACAGGTGCAGTTCGGCGGCCACACCTACCCGCTGTTCGCCGGACGCATCGACGACTACACGGTGCATGCGGACCGCAACAACCGCACGGTGGACTTCACCTTCCTGGACTCCGCCGCCGCGGTCCAGTCCACCCCCGTGACGACCGCGCTGTACTCCGGGCTGCGCACCGGGGACGCCATCAACATCGTGCTGGACGCCGTGGGCTGGACCGGGCCCCGGGACATCGACCCCGGCGCCACGCTCATGCCGTGGTGGTGGCTGAACGCCACCGCCGCCAGTGACGCGGTCAGTGACCTGCTGAAGTCGGAGGGCCCGCCGGCCATCGCCTACGCCGGTCCCGACGGCACGTTCGTGTTCCGGGACCGCACCCACCGGCTGCTCCGGGACCGGTCCACGGCGGAGCAGGGCGTCTACGCCGCGTCCGCCGTGGACTGTGCGGTGCCTCCCGCGTCCGGCCTGTCGTTCACCTCCCCGGTGACCTACTCCCACGGCTGGCGCGACATCATCAACTCCGTGACCTTCCAGGTCGGGCAGCGCGAGATCGCCGCCCTCCCGTCCGCCGTGTGGTCGTCCACGTCGGTGTACAGCGTCACCACCGGGCAGCCCGTCACCATCCAGGCCGTGGCCTCCGACCCGTTCCTGGGCGCGGTCGTCCCCGTCCTCGGCACCGACTACCAGGCGTCCGGGGCCGGAACGCTGGTCGTCACCGTCGGGCAGACGTCCGGGCTGTCCACCACGATCACGCTCACGGCCCTGGCCGGGGACGTGATCGTGACCGGCATGCAGCTGATGGCCTACTCCGTCCCGGTGGCCAACACCGTGACCGTGCAGCGCAGCGACCCGACGTCGGTGGGCCAGCACGGCACCAAGGCGTACCCGGACACCGTGCCGTGGGCGGGGGCGGCGGACGCGGACGCGGTGGCCCAGTCGATCCTGGGCAAGTACGCGCAGCGCCGTCCCCTGGTCCAGCTGCGGGTGGTGTCCTCCGACCCGGTCCACTACGTGCAGGTGCTGTCCCGCACCGTCTCCGACCTGATCCGGATCACTGACGGGGAGCTCGGCATCGACGCCGACTTCTACGTGGAGCACGTGGCCCACCAGGCGGACCGGATGGGCTGGGCGGGCCGGCCCCCGGTCCATGCCGTGGTGCTCGGCTGTGAGCAGGTGGGGGCCTCCGGTTCCTCCAACCCGTTCACGTTCGACCTGCGCGGGGCCGGGTTCGATCAGGGGGTGTGGGATCCTCCGAGCAGCGACGACCCGGATACGGTGTTCGTCTTCGACGACCCGGTACGCGGGATGTTCAACGTGGGAAGGCTGGGGACATGACAGTGCGGGCGTACATCTATCACGGGAACTGGGTCGGGGACTGCTCCCGTCCGCTCTGTGCGAGCGCAGAGTTCCTGATGGACGGGGACCACGCGTACGGGACCAGGAAGCCTGCGTTCCTCTGCTCCTACTGCCGGCAGGTGGACGCCATCGAATGGCCTGCGGCGGAGTTCATGCGGGACGCGCTGGCGGTCCTCGCCCAGCGGCCGTTCCCGCACAACCGGAACTGGTACCCGCAGGACCACACGGGGGCGGTCCGGATGCGGGTCACGAACGGCCAGACCCTGGACGAACTGCGGGAAGAGAACCGCGACCACGACGTACCGGTATAGAGAGGGAGACATGTCCATTCAAGGAATGATCAGAGACGAAATGCAGAAGATCCTGACAGGGGCCCTGGAAGAGGTGCTGCCCCCGTTGATCGCCCGGCTGGAGGCGTTGGAGGCCTCGCTGTCGAAGCCGGTCCCCTCCCCGGAGCCGTGGCCGGACCAGCCGGACGGGACGGACGACGTGGCCGACCTGGTGCCGGAACCGGCCCCGCGCAAGCGCGCACCCCGCAAGACCTCCGTCCACGACGCCTGATCGGAGAACGCCTTGAGCTGGACAGCACCCATGACCGCGGTGGCGGGGTCGATCTTCACCGCTGCCCAGTTCAACCAGAGCATCCGGGACAACCTGCTGGAGACCGCCCCCGCCAACGCGGCCACCGTCTCCGGCTACTTTGTCGCGGACGCCCCCAACTCCATCGTGCAGCGGCTGGGGCAGACGGCGGCCGTACTCGTGTCGGAGACCACCACGAGCACCACGTTCACGGACCTGGCCACCGTGGGGCCGGCCGTCACCGCGACCACGGGCACCATGGCACTGGTGGTCGTGCACGGCTCCACGTCCAACACCGGGACCGGGTCCACCCGCATGGCCTACGACATCAGCGGGGCTACCACCGTGGCCGCGGCGGACAACCGGGGGATCGGCAACGCCAACACGGACATCATGCTGGCGTCCGGGGTGGACCTGATCACCGGTCTGGTGCCGGGAGTGAACACCTTCACCGCCAAGTACCGGGTGTCCACCGGGACCGGGACGTTCGTCTCCCGCCGCATCATCGTCATGCCCCTCTGATCGGAGACAGCTATGGCCTGGTCGGTCCCCATGACCGCGGTGGCGGGGTCCGCCTTCACCGCGGCCCAGTTCAACCAGTACGTCCGCGACAACCTGAACGAGACCGCCCCCGCCAAGGCGACCGCGGCCAACCAGTGGATCGTGTCCACCGGGGCCAGCTCGGTGGCCGCTCGGACGATCTCCGCATCCTCTATCGCGGCGATGGAGACCACCACGTCCACGTCGTACGTGGACCTGACCACTCCCGGGCCGTCCATCTCCGCCGCCACCGGGACATCCGCCCTGGTGGTCGTGGCGTCCTCCATCGCCAACTCCGGGTCCGGTTTCTCCCTGGTCTCCGTGGCGGTCGGCGGGGCGTCCGCGGTGGCCGCCGCGGACGCTGCCTCCGTGGGCCTGCCCGCCGGAGCGGTCGGGGCCCGGGTTTCCGGGGCGTTCCTGTTGACCGGGCTCACCGCCGGGACGAACACGTTCACGCTCAAGTACCGGGTGAGCACCTCCACCGGATCGTTCCTGGACCGCCGGATCGGGGTGTTCCCGCTGTGACCACGGTGCGGCAGTACGCCCAGTCCCTGCGCGCCGTGGCCCGCGCGGTGGGCCGGGGGATGGGCGAGGACATCGGCCTGGAGGAGCGGACGGAGCGGATCAAGCTCAACCTGATCCTGGGCATGGTCTGCGTCCTGGTCAAACTGCTGGTGGACAAGGGGCTGCTCACGGACACCGACGTCACCCAGGCGTTCACCGTGTACCTGAACACCCCCGCCGTATGGCCGGACGTGCCGGACGCCCCCGACCCCGACCCCGGGGGCGGAGCGGTCTCCGTGGGGCGGACGGCCAAGGGTGCGGGGACCGCCTACGATGCCGGGGTGAGCACCGTCCCCGTGGACCCGGAGGCCTGAGAATGCGTGTCAAGATCTATCCCGCTGATCTTCATGGTTGTGGCATGTACCGGCTCATCTGGCCCGCGCAGGCGCTCCGGCGGCAGGGCCACGACGTCACCGTGGTCACTCCAGAGCACCGGGACTTCCAGCTCAAGGTGGACGACGACAACGTGGTGGCCGACGTCATGGGACGGCCGGAGGACGACGCCGACGTGATCGTGCTCCAGCGCATCACCCACCCCCTGATGGCCCAGGCGGTGGGCATCCTGCGGTCCAAGGGCATTGCCGTGGTCGTTGACATGGACGACGACCTGGGCGCCATCCACCCGCGCAATCCGGCCTTCCGGGACATGCACCCTGCCGGGGGCGGGGCGCACTCCTGGTCGCACCTCGCCAAGGCCTGCGGGGACGCCACGATGGTGACCGTGTCCACGTCCGCGCTGCTGGGTGCCTACGCCCCGCACGGCAGGGGACGTGTGCTGTACAACGCCCTGCCGGAGAAGTTCTACAGCACCCCGCACACGGACAGCGGTCTGATCGGCTGGCCGGCGTCGCTGCACTCCCACCCCGACGACCCCGGCGTCACGGGCGGGGCGGTGGCCCGCATGGTCTCCGACGGCGCGGACTTCCGTATCGCGGGCGACCCCACCGGGACCGGGGCCGCTTTCGGCCTGCCCGGCGGGCGGGACCCGGTCGGGCTCGGTAACGTGCCGCTGGAGGACTGGCCGCTGGCCGTCTCCCTGCTCGGCATCGGTGTCTCGCCCCTGGCCGACACCCGCTTCAACCGGGCGAAGAGCTGGCTCAAGCCGCTGGAGATGTCCGGCGTGGGCGTGCCCTGGGTCGCTTCCCCCCGGCCGGAGTACGCCCGGCTGCACGCCCGCGGGGCCGGGGTGCTCGCGGACACGCCGCGGCGCTGGTACCGGGAGCTGTCCCGGCTGCACCGCAGTGAAGCGGCCCGCCTCGAACTCGGGGAGTCCGGACGGGCCGCGGTGGCGGATCTGAGGATCGAGCTCCAGGCGTGGCGCTGGCTGGAGGCGTGGAGCGACGCGCTGGAGATCCAGCGGGGCGCCCCCGTCAGGGCCGCCTCCGCCTAGGGGTACGTCATGTCCGTGGGGAAGGCGGAGGTGATGATGCTGTCCTCCACGGTCTCCAGGGCTTCGGTCCCCAGCGACAGCAGCGTGTCCTGGTCCAGGCCGTCGCACACGTCGGGGACGTAGTCAGGATCCGGCGCCGTCCCGGAGAACTGGGCGACCAGGGCCGTCTCGCAGCCCTGGACCTGCCCACTCGCGGACGTGTCGGCGGGCGGGGCCGCGGACGGCGCTGCGGAGGTGGGGACGGGGGCCGGGTACAGCGGCGCACCCCCGGGACCGCAGGCCGTCAGGACGGCGGCCAGCAGGAGCACGGGCAGCGCTACGGCTGCGGGTCGGATGCGCACGGTACGGCCTTCCGGTCGGAGAGCGCCAGGGCGGCGGTCTCGATTTCCTCGACACGCCGGACCAGCGCGTCTATCTGGTAGTCGGCCCACGACAGGGCCTCACGCTTGCACGTGAGGAGCTCGCGCAGTTCGGACGCGCGGCGGGCCAGGTCGACAGCTCCCAGGGGAACGGTCACGACGCCACCGCCTTCCGGGCCCGCTGCTCGCGGCGGCGGTCGTTCAGCGACCCGGGCAGCGGGGGCGACGCGTTGGTCTCCGCCTTCCAGGAGTGGCCGCAGGCCCGGCAGATCTGGTCCACGACCACCCTCCCGTTCCGGCGCCCCGCCACGATCTGGACCGGGTCCCCGGACAGGCAGACCGGGCACTTCGAGCGGCCCCGGATCCGGGACAGCTTGCGCCGGTCGTCGTCCGTGGTGCCCGCCCACACCCCTGACTCGCCCCCAGCCATCGCGGCCTCCAGGCACTGCACCCGGACCGGGCACAGTCCGCAGTAGCCGTCGTACGCGGCGTCCGCCGTCGCCCGCCCCGGCATCCCGGTACGGGGGAAGAACAGCGTCCAGTGCTCGCCGGCCCACCGGCAGTAGGCGCGGGCGTGCCAGGCGGGGATCTGGTCCGCTACCCCGTTGGCTGCGCGGCCCATCAGTTCATCCGCGCGGACGCGCGCATGGACAGGATGGCGTTCTCCACGTCGATGGCGAGCGCCCCGCCCACCGGGCAGGGGAAGCAGCCCTGGCCGCCGCAGGTGGGACACAGAGACTGGTGGAACACCCACCGCTGCTCCGCCCCGTAGTACGGCAGCGTGCGCAGCATGGGCTGGACGGGGACGCGGACCGGGTCGTCCGCGTCCCCGGTGATCGGTGCGGTCCTCGGGTGCGACGACGGGTCCACGGTGTCCTCCCTGGCGGTATACCTGCTGTGAGTGTGCTCCGCATGTGGCGGAAGCGTGAGGGTCAGCGTCCGAACGCGGCGTAGGCCGCTGGTGCGGTCCACGTCCCGGCAGGCATCGCGGGCAGTGCGCGCGCCACGGTGAACGTGTCGGTGTCCGGGTCGTAGTGGACGTGCGCACGGTGGCCGCGCGCGTACTCGTCCGCGCGCGGCTGCGACACCGTGGCTCCGGCCGGGTAGCTCGCGATGGTCTCGCTGCCGTTCGGGCAGCACCTGTGTGTGCTCACGGTGTCCTCCGTCGTTCGGGTGGCGCGCGGGAAGGTCAGTGGTTCGTGTGGGCGTCGGACAGTCCCGGGTCGGACAGGATCTCCAGGGCCCGCTTGAGCGACACCTTCCGGTCCTGCCGGATGACCCACGGGCAGCGCGAGGTGTCGTGGAACGCGGTGATCCGCGCCCCGCCGTCGAACACCAGGAAGCTGACCCACTCGCACGAGGTGTACGTCTCACCGGGCCACCAGTTCTTGGTGATGCGCTCCGGGGTCCGGTGCTCCACCGCCCGCATGACCGAGTTGGGCTTGCCGGGCGTGCGCTCCCAGCCGTTGGCGAGAGCGAGCGCCAGCGCATCTTTCACGGACTGGAGCCGGTTGGCTGTCCGGGTCCCTGCTGCGGTCACCATGTCCTCCGTCGTTTCGTCCTACTGATTTAATTAAACCACGGTTCCGGGCGGTCGGCGGATGACGGGTCCAACATCTTTTTCCGGCACAATGCACGGCAGGCGGAAGGAGGACCGTGGACCCTGTCGTACAGATCCTGCTCCAGTCCGGGGTGGCCGGCCTGATAGCCGTCATCGCCGGAGTCACCATCAAGTCGCTGTTCACACGCATGGAGGAGGACCACGACCAGGAGACCGCCCGCCTGGTCGCCGACCGTGATGCGGCCCAGGCACGCGCCGACCGTTTCGAGTCGGAGCTTTCGCAGTTGAACAGGGCGGTGCAGGATGGCTATGTCAATACGATCGTCAAGGCGAACACGGCTATCGGGGAGTCCTCCCGTGCCGTGGCGGACGCGCTGGCCGCGCTCCGCAGGAGCTGACCGCATGTCCGGCACCAGCGCGGGGGACCCGGTGATCCTGAGGGCTGAGCAGCTACGGCGCGTCCTGGCGGAGTCCGGGGCGGAGCTGACCGGGTTCACTGCGGACCTGCTGCGCGAAGCACGGGCCCTGCGGGCAGCGGTCCTGGAGCGCGAAGAGGGGGACGGCCATGAGTCCGGAGAGTGACGCGGCGGACAAGCTGGTGGCGCTGGCGGAGCGCGCTGCGGGGATCGCTGAGGAGTACGCGGAACTCGCCCGCGCCAACGGGGCGGAGATCGTGTCGCTGAACCGGCGCGACCGGAGCAAGGGGCGGCGGATCGTCGTGGTCTCCGTGGCCGTCGCGATGGACGTCGTGCTGTCCGCGGTGCTCGGCCTCGCCCTGGTCCAGGTGCACACGCTGACGGACCGGCTGGACACCTCGCAGACCACCACCCGGCGGAACAGCCTCTGCCCGCTGTACACCCTGCTGATCTCCACGGAGACCTCCGCCGCACGCGCAGCCGCCCCGGACCGGGCCGCGTACGATCACGCGGTCATGGTCATCCGGGGCGGTTACGACGCGCTGGGCTGTGCGGAGTTCATCACATCCCCGCCGTCGGTGGGCTAGGTCAGGCCGCCGCGCTCCGGCGGGCCGCGGCGTTGGCCCGCCCACGGCGTGTTCCGTCCAGGGCCGCGACCATGTTCATGGCCCGTGCGCGCGCGCCCCAGTCCACGGCATCCAGCTCCCGCTGGCCGTCCGCGCACAGCGGACCGGTGCCGTCCAGCCGGACGTCGCAGCCCTGGGTGCAGTGGGTGAGATGGACGGTGAAGCCGTCGGCGGGAAGGTTCGTCATGACGCGGTTCCGTTCTCTGGGCGGACGGCCAGCACCTCGCGGGCCGATATGTGGAGGCCGGGGTCGACCATCCACGGGTACTTGTCGCGCAGGCTGCGCGGGGCGTAGGACACGGCACGTCCGGTGAAGCCGGGCCGGGTGCAGACCAGGACCGCCCCGGCGCCCCGTTCCCGGAGCAGTCGGCCGGACAGGGTCCGGTACCGCCGTCCCCCGGACCGCTCCCCGCGCGCGGCCGTGTAGCGCCGGTTCGCGTCCCGGCACCGGTCACAGACGACGGTGCCGCTGTTGCGGTGCAGCATCCATCCGGCGTAGCTCCCGCACAGATCCAGGGCGTGCTGCTCGCGCGCCTCCGCACAGCGCCCGCACGGCCACTCCAACCGCTTGCGGTGCGCGGTCCACCCCTCGTTCGTTCCGCAGATCCGGCGCGGTACCGGGGTGCAGCCGGGGCTTGCGTCCCAGGCCCAGGCGCACGGCGGGCACGGGTCGGTGTGCTGGTGCCGGTGCAGCCGGTAGCCCTCCGGGGTGCCGCAGGCGATGTCCGACACCGCCAGCGCGCGGCGCTGTTCCTTGGTCAGGGGCCAGACGTCCACGGTCACCGCTGCTCTGCCTTCCGGACAGCGATGCGGTCACGGACGGCGCGCAGGTAGCGGGAGACGGCCGTGCGCTGCTCCCGGGTCGGCTGCCCCGCGTCCAGTGCGGCCGTCACGGAGTCCTTCAACGCGACCAGCGCGGCCAGGTCCAGCCGTCCCAGACGTCGGCGGTCCGCCGGGTCCATGGCCCACTGGGAGCCCTGGTCGCGCATCGGACCGAAGGACCCGGAGTCCTTGCGCAGGACAGGAAGGGACGTCAGCAGTTCCTGGGCCGCGACCCGGGCGGCCTCGCGCCTGTCCAGCTCCCGGATGATGGACTCGTACTTGAGCTGGTCCATGCGGGTGCGACCGGACAGGTTGCTGGGCGCGAACGCGTCCCGGTAGCCCTGGAGCTGTCCCAGGTCCATCCCGGCCGTCTGCGCCGCCGTAGCGGCCATCATCCGCTCCTCCGCCGCCGTCCACGGGTCTGTGGACGCGGGGGTGCGCTGCGCCTTGGACTTCGCCCTGCGGACGACCGCCGACCTCTTGTCCCGCTCATGGACCAGGACCAGGAACCGGGTCGTGTCGTCCGCAGCGGTCGCCTTGACCGCCGCGTCCAGTTCGGTGTCCGTCATCGCGGCAGCGTCCTTGGCCGTGGCCTCGCGCAGCAACCGCTTGTCCCGGTTCTGCCGCGCCACTGCCAGCAGCCGGGCTGCCGCCTCCTCCGTCTCCGCCGCGTCCCGCTGCGCCCGCTCGCGCGGCCACAACCCCTGGGACTTGCCCGTGTAGACGGCCCGGTGGCCCTGATCGGTCATCAGGTTCTCCCAGCCCTGCGCGGCCACCAGGTAGGTCTGTGCGTCGTACCGCGCGTCCACCTCACGGGTCAGCCGGGCCAGCCGGTAGTTCTGGGCCACGGCCTCATGGGCACCGCGCATCTCCGCGCCGTCCGCCCGCTCCGCAGCGGCCAGGTGCTCCGCCTCCTTCGCCGTGAACCTGTCGATGTCTGCCGTGACAGAGTCGCGCCGGTACCCGATGATGCCCCCGGTCACGCTGCGGACCGGGTGGACCCCGGGGACGTCGTAGGCGACGAACCCGAAGTAGGCACGGGTGTGGTTGTCCATCCCGGCCCCCTCGTTGTCCATTTCCAGGATCCGGAGCGCTTCGGCCCGCTCGGCGACGGTGATCTCGCTGTCCATGGTCGTTCTCCTCTCAGGCCGCGCGGACGCGGTCCAGCATTGTGTCCGGACGGAGGCTCGCCACGAGCTCCGTGACCCACTGCGGCCGGGGACCGGTGAGCAGGAACGCGCCGTCACGGCACTCCACCGTCACGAATGACCGGTCCGTCGCCCGGAGGGCCCCGCGCTGGTAGCTGATACGCAGGCCGTAGACGACACGGGGGCCGCCGGACGGCCCGGTGACCGTTCTCCTCAGTGAGCGGTCCAGGTCCACTCGGACCTCCGCATGGACTTCTCGGACCCTGTCCATCGGTCGTTCTCCTCTCAGGCCGCGAGCGCGATGGCTGCGGCTACGCGGTGGTAGCACAGGTACTTCCCACGGATCCCGGCGGGGCAGGTGCACCCCTGCGGCGCCGTCCGGTAGACCCGGCTACCGTCGCTGGACGCGGACTTGAAAACGGTCGGGCGGATGCGGACCAGGCCGCCGTCCGCGAGCAGCTCCACGGCCTTGGCCACCGTTTCCGGCTTCACCGTCAGGGAGGCGGCAGCGGCTGCCGTGCGCAGCTTCCGTGCGCAGGTGCGACCCCTGCCGTCGGCGATGCTCCGAGCTGCCGTCAGCTTCCGTCCGCACCCCTGGCACTTCACACTCTCCGTCATCGTTCTCTCCTCCGCTGTTCCTGCTTACTGATTTAATTAAATCAGTTACCGGGCTCCGGCGGAAGGGGTTCGGGGGATTTGGTCGAACCGGTTCCCGAACGTGCGCCGGCCCCGCTCCCAGTGATCGGGAACGGGGCCGTCGGTCGGTCAGCGGGCGTCGCGGGAGGCGAGCCACAGGCCTTTGAGGATCTCCTTCGCGGTGACCCGCAGGGCGTCCGCGTGGCGGTGCCCGGCGGACCAGTCGGACCCGGGCAGCGCAGGCTTGCCGGACGGCCCGCAGCGCACGCACGGGACCACGTGGAGTCTGTGGGGTGTCAGTCGGCCAGCGCTTCCGCCAGGGCCGACTCCGGAAGATTGGACACGATCTGTACGGCGTGTGCCGTGAGCAGCGCGGCCAGCCGGTCGTAGGTACCGGCGGCGCGGGCGTTGGCCACGGCCAGGTTGCGCCGCTCCTCCGCTGCCGCCACCAGGTCCGCATGCGTGCAGTCGCCCAGCAGCAGCCACCCGTTGGCGCCGTGCGTACGCTCTCCCAGCCGGGCCCGCCAGATACCGGCGCGCATGTCGTCCATGTACCGCGACCGGGGCGCGCTCTGCTTCGGCAGCGTGGCCAGCGGCGGCTGGACGGGTGCGAACGCCCCGCGCCCCTCCGTCATCACCCGGCGCACGTAGGAGCGCAGCATGGTCCGGACCACAGCGGCGTACTGGTCGGCCGGGATCAGGTCGAACACCTTGTCGGCCAGGATGCCGGGGTCGGCCGTCTCCGGGAACTCGTTCGCGGTGTCGCGGACCAGCTTGTGCAGGTTCAGTTCGTCGGTCACTGTGATCCTTCCGGGTCAGAGGTTGATCAGTCCTGCGGGACTGCTCGGATCATGCGGTCGAGGAGGTCGATGGCGCTGGCCTGGAGTGTGGTGACGGTGGGGGCCAAGGCGGCCCAAGCGGCGTCCCAAGCGGCGGCCCGAGCGGCGTCCCCAGCGGCGGCCCGAGCGGCGGCCCCAGCGGCGTCCCCAGCGGCGTCCCCAGCGGCGTCCCCAGCGGCGGCCCCAGCGGCGTC